AAGAAGAAAATAGAAAACGATTAGCAGAAGAAGAAAATAGAAAACGATTAGAAGAAGCAAAAGCTAAAGCAGATGCAGAAGCACAAGCACAAGCTAAATCTAAAGCAGAAGAAGAAAGATTAAAAAAAAAAGCATTAAAAGTAATTTCTGCAGTTGTTGCTTTTTTAAAAAAAAAGAAACAAGAAGAAAACAATAGAAAACAATTAGCTGATGCTGCTCTTGATGCTATTAAAATAAAAAATGAAATAGAGCGTGAAAAATTACAAAAAATACGTGAAGAAGAAAAATTAAAAAAAGAACGAGACGACAAAAAACACACCCGTAAATTAAATGACACAGTAATAGTAGCAGCAACAGTAGCAGTAAAAAAGAAAAATATCGCAACAGGCCCAGATCACATTACATTACCAGAACCAGAACCAGGAACAGAAAATCCAATAGTAGCAGGAACAGAAAATCCAATAGTAGCAGGAACAGAAAATGCAATAGTAGCAGCAACAGTAGCAGTAGAAATGAATGATATCGCAACAGAAACAGAAACAGAATCAGGTTCAGAAACAGAATCAGGTTCAGAACCAGAAAATGCAAAAGTAGCAGCTATTGTATCAAATAATTTATTATTGTTATTAGCAAAAGACAATTTTAATAAAAAAGAAATTACACAAAATCTATCAGACAAAGCAACAACCACAATAGCAGCAACAATAGCATCAATTCCACATAATCAACCAGAGCAACTAGGACAACAAACACAACAAATGCAACTAGAGCAAAAAAAGAAACTAGAGCAACAACATAAAGAAGCACAAGAATGCTATGAGAAAATTAAATTAGCAGACAAAGAAATGATACCGGTTGCAATTGTAAATAATGAATGTATTGGTTATAAAGAAACAACAGATGTAAATGGTAAAATAAATAAAGAATATATTAAAAAGTAAGCATCTAATAATTTTTATGTAATGTAATTAAAATTACATAAAAAAAACAATATAAATAACATATCTAAAAATGAATTCAAGATATGTTATGGCGAATATAGAAATGCCTATAGAAATAACTGCAAACAATGAAATATGTCCTTTACAAAATTTATCAAGCATTCATGTTGTTTCTATAATAGATTCTATCAGCAATTTAAACAGGGATATAAACCAAGATGATATAATTAGTCAAGCAAACAAATTATTCAAAGAACGTGAAGACGAAGAATCTAGTGATACAAAAGAAACAGAACAAATCCAAGAAGAACCTATAAAAGAAAAGGAAGAAGAAAATATAGAAACAGAAGAAGAACCATCTGTTGTATCGTCACCAGAAATAGTTCAGCAATTGTTTATTTATCCAGAAGAAATACGTAAATCAGTTTCGCGTGTAAAACAAAATAGTTCTTTAAAAAAGCGGAGTAAATACAATCCACGTACAACGGTAAAAAATAGATAATGCTCTAAATCTAGTTTAGGTAAGGTCTTTGATTTTTCTCAACAACCAATGGCTCTGGCATAAATACGGGTGTTTTATTCATTACAGACAAACTATCTATGTTCATAAATTGGGGATTCACTGGTGTTTGAGGATTCACTAAATTTGTAGAACCAATGCCACGAAGTTGAGATTCAATATCACAGTAGTTTTTGCATAAATTATCTCTGGCATTTGATGCGGGCAAGAGACCATTTCCGGGTAAATGATTGGTATATGCATGTCCAGCGGCAGAATTTACAAAAGTACGATATTCATCTACTTGTTTATTCATTTTTTGTTCGTGAGAATAATTTCCAGGTGTGTTTTTATTAGAGGTTGATGCCATAATAATGTATACAATACAATTATACATTATTTACTCATAAATATATTTAATTTAACATTTCTACTAAGTCTTTATATTCTTGTGTTTCTTCGGTAAGTGCATTTTCATTATTAAAAAATATGCACAAACATTTATGAAATAAAGGCAAATATTCATATGCATATAATATTGCTACACCTATTTCGTGATCTCTTGATAAAAAACGGGCGGCGGCCATCTCATATAATCGGTGAAAAATAGGCAGAGTTTTTGTACAATTACGAATATACTGCATCATTAATCCAGCAGATTCTTCATCATATTCAATTTCGTCACGAGTTTCCTTATCAAAATCATCACCCAACTCTTCTTCTAATTGTTGAATTAATGCAGGATAATTCTCTGTATTCATTTTAAAAATTTGGCGTAAACATTGTCTATATCCAGTATTGGTTGTATATCTTGGTATAATTAAATGTTTTGGATACTGCATTCTACTATATTAATGACATCTAATATTTATATTCATTTGAATGAATATAAATTAAAGTAATTATCTAAAGTCTATACATTATTTCTTTTTGGGATATTGTTTTCGGGTTTGTTTGTGTGCATTACGAGAACGCTTTCTTGTCTTTTTACCACCATGAAGTTGTTTAAATGGATTTCTAATAATTCCCCAACTTTTAATAGCTTTATCATAATTGTCTATTTTTTTTGTGTCAGCTAATTTATTATATTCATCAAAAATTATATTTGTGTATTCTTTCATTTTTTCTATTACATTATTTAATTCTTTCTTATAGTTAGTTGCGTTTTTATTTTTATTAGTTATTTCATTAGTTACTATTACGTTTTCACTAAGACCTTTTAACGAACTATAATCCATTTTTGTCCATTTGGAATTATTAATTTTACCTGTTAATTTTCTAAGTTCTATATATTTTTCTATTTTGTTATTGTAATTATTTACTATATGTTCTTTATACTCAGGAGCTTTTATGTTATTACGCAGTTCTGTATATTGTCCTTCCAACTCTTTAAGCTTTTTTTCTGCTTCTAATATCTGAATATATTTGGCTATATCCGGGTTATAAGGATTTTCAGAATTTGCAGGATTTACATATAATTTATTATTTATATTTATTATTGAACGTATAGAGTTTTCAAAGTTTACATCCTTATCTTTAGCATAATTAAGAATTTCATTCTCTATTTCAGCATATTTTGTATTTATATTTAATGTTGTTTGGCCTACACTGTTATCTTCATTGGTTGACAAGTCATCTAAATTACACCATTTGCCTTTATTTTCATCAGTTATATCAGTTTTTTCATTACATATTTCGTTTATTATATCCTTCCTGAATTCAAATAAATTCATAATTTTTGTATTCAAATCAGTTTCTATGGCCTTTTTTGTATTATCTTTTTCTTCATCTCTTGGTAAATGTTCTGGCGGGAGTTTTGTATCAGCTACTGCTTCTGTTGCTGGTGCTGCTTCTGTTGCTGATGCCTCTGTTGTTGCCTCTACTGTTACCGATGATGGTTGTACAGCAGAAGAAATGCCTAATTTATCATATATGCGTTTGACTTCTTCAATATCATAACTAACAGTATACTGTTGATTATTTATAGTAGCTGTTAAATTAATGGTTTTATCATCACTCATATTACAAAATTTTCTTATATATTATATGTAAATAAATATAATATAAAAATACCTAAATGACTATGATTTATTTATTAGCTTGTCCAGCGGGCATTTCACGAGTGGACATACCACCGCGAACCCATCCGTCTAAAGCGGCTTCTTCAACTGTGTTAGAAGCGTCTGTAACTCTGTTCTCCATTTTACTATCAGTAGGATATAGAGCATAAGGACCAAAAGACTTCTCCATGATGGTAGAAACACTCTTCTTTTGTGTGACAGGTTCTCCTTGTTGTAATTGAGATTCCAAAGCAGGGTCACAACTGCCTCTTCCTAAATAAGGAATAGTAGAAAAGGGGCGAGAAAAAAGTTGTAGTTTTTCAAGAGGGCGTTCTTCAGTAGATTTTAATTTTAACATAGACTCTTGGTCAACAGATGCATTATGAATACCATTACCATTGGCTAAACCGTTGAAATTCATAGTAGGTTGTTGCATGGCAAATTTGACATGACTATCTGAAGATGTACTACTAAAATGGTCGGTCAACATGTAATTAACAGAATTATTATTGGCAGTATTTTGCTGTGTTTTGTCTGTAGCATCAGCACCGATACGCGCAGTGTTATTAAAGGTGTAAGGACTAAGTGTGGCCATGTATACTATATATTATAGTATACAAAGAGATAGTAATTTGTGAATAATATTAATAAAACAACAAAAGGTTAGCGTTGATGTAAAATGGCAGAATAACCTAAATATAATGCTAGAACAATCGTAATCCATGCCATTGTGGGATCAATTCTATTAAATACAAAATGTTCATTACTTAATATCAATGCTTCTAAGAAGAATGTACCACTAACAACATACTGACTAGTGCGGTCGTCTAAAGTCATTCCATTTAAAACCCGTATAATTCCATTAGCCAACATAGTATAAGCAACAAAACGTTCAAACATAATATTATTATTATCATAATCAGTAATCATATCAAAATAAACATTGCGTATATGTGGAATTTGTAATAAATTTAAAATACATAAGGCTGCTATAATATTATATATACCATTTATGATAATAATCCATTCAATAATAAGAAAAGATTTCATAAATTATTTGTTTTATATTATATGTGTTGAATATAATACAAAAAGGCTAAATAATTAATTGGTATGTCTGGATAAATTACGTGCACAAGCAAATTGGTTACCCTCTTTGCATGAAACCATACTTCCATAACAAAATTCTGCAAAACCAGCTTGATCATTAGGAATAGTGGTACTAGGATTAGAATTAAATGGACGCAATGATTGTTCAAACATTAATTCACTTCCGGCATCTTTAAATAATTTATCAGCAATGTTAGGATGGTCGGGGTTAGCATCAACAACAAATTGCTTGGCTTGTGTTAAAATTTCTTGTTCAACATTTTTATTAAATGCGGGTGGTGCAGGTTTTTTCTCTGGATTATAATCATAATCAGTAACTAAAACATTACCAAAGGGATTACTAGAATCAGGACCTTCAAAAATGCCATCAGGAACGGGTAAATTATGTTTTTTAAATAATTCTTCTGCAATAGGTGCATTTTCAAAACCTTCATTGGCTTGTTTTTTCTTTTCCATTTTATCTTTTTGTTGTTTATGATAATGATGTAACATATAAATAGCACCAAGAGTTACTAAAGAAAACAAAATAGTTCGTACATTTTTGGAAATAACAAAACTAATAATAGTAAGTACTAGTACAGAACGTGTAATAGCATTAAGTTTTTGTTCATAGCTCATACCTTCAACTGGAAAAAATTCAAACATATAAAGTTGATGAAAGAGAACATTGGGATTTTCTCCCCAAAAAGGTACTTGTTTACGTACTTTTTTAATCTTTTGTGTCATATTTTCAACATCATCATCGGGTTCTCCGTGAAGTTCATCAAATTTGATATCCTTTGGTGGATCTTTTTTAATTTGTTCAACATTAGGTTGATATAATTCTTCTGTTACATTTGAAGCAAGTAATGATTGTGACATATTATAAATTATTATTAGTATATATTTATATATTATATTGTTTTACATAATATATACAAGAATATCTAATATAACATGACTAAATAGAATTCATTTATGATTGTTTCCCAATAGCTTCAGTTACACTATGTTTTTCTTTAACACATTGTTTATCAATGCTTAATGACTCGCAATTGGTATCTTGTGGTACTATTTGTAAAACACATTTAGATTTTTCACCATACAACGATTCAGTACACCCTTTTTCAGTAAATACCGTATTTTTATTAGAAAAATGAACACGTTTTTTGGTTTTATTTTGTTTGCTAATAGAACACCTAGCTCTAAAATGCTCGTAACGTTCTCTAATAGTTTCATAATTAAGCCCCGATTTTTTTCCTAACATATTATTAATTAATTCATGTAAATCAAAAACATATTTTGAGAACATAGCTCTATTTTTCATATGTTTCATATAAAGAGGTAATTTTTTATAATTTTGTTTTAGATTTTTACGACACTTACCACATGGTAAAACGTGTTTCAATTGTAACATAAATTTGGAATAATGTTCTTTATCTTTTTTGGTAGGGTTTACAGGGTAATTAAAGCTCATTGTATGTAGATAATGCCACATACCTGGTCCCCATACACTGGTTAACATACCATCATTGCTGTTGTATTCATTATCTGTATATACAGTATTTAATTGACTAACATTTGGACGTGCTTTACGATTATTTCTTTTTTTTGTATGTTTGCGTTTTGTATTCATATATGAGTTCTCTTTAGTTATATTATTGCGATATAAAAAAGTATACTAAATAATTATAATATTTAGTAAGTTCTCGTTTTGTATACTTAAAAAATCTATAAATATACTATATAAATGGCAAACATTGTAGACGTTATTGGTAAATATATCCAACCGTATAAAAAAGCAATTATTATTGTGTTGATAATCCTCGCTTTTTATTATTCAATCCGTTATTGGATGAATGTAAATAACATGGAATATATGGAAAATAAATTTGATGATGTAGCAAACACAAATCTTCGTGAAAAAGAAACAATAATATATTTTTTCCATGTAGATTGGTGCCCTCATTGTAAAACAGCATTACCTGAATGGAACGCATTCAAAACAGCAACAGATGATAAGATTATAAATGGTTATAAAGTAAAATGTAAGGAGGTTAATTGTACTGATGACAAAAATGCCACATTATCAGATAAATATAATGTAGAATCCTATCCCACAGTAACAATGCAACGTGGTCCGGATAAAATAGATTTTGATTCAAAAGTAACACAATCATCTTTAACGACTTTTACAAATACAATGTTAAATAATTAATTATCCGGATTATACTGTTGATAAAACACATCAATACCTTGTTGTATTAATTGTTGCCGCGTTTCTCTATTATCTGCAACATTAGAAATAGTAGACAATGAACGTGTATCTGAAGGTAAGATAAACGTATATTTATTCTTTTTAATGACAACATATAATAATTTTTGTAAGATTTTATTTAGTAAATAAACCACATAATCAAATAATGAAAACATAGTAATATCTATATCTTCATTATTTACCCATTCTGCATTTATCCCCAATATCTCATTCGGGTTAGCCCCATTTTGTATGCATTCATCAATTGGGTAATTTGTACAAAAACCACCGTCACAATATAATATATTATCAATGTAAATCGGTTGAAACAAAATGGGTATTGAACAAGACGCATGGATTGCATCAATTAATAACCAGTTTGGGTGTGTTTTATAAGAAATATCTACGGGTTTTAAATGATTCACATTTGTAATCATAATATGCAATTCCATTTTCGTTTTTTGATAAAAATCAAACATATTAACATTTATTGGAATATCCTTTCCTAATAATAATGGACTAAATATTTTTTCGGTGAGGGTTCTACTGTAAATCCCATTATTTTGAACACAATTAAAAATCACATTCAAATCATAATGAAATACTTTTTGCCATGGACGATTAATTAAATATTCATCTAATGTTTGCCAATCATACTGCAAACACATGATTGTAGCTAATATAGATCCAATAGAGGTTCCATAAATAGTTTGTATATCTTTATACATCCATAGTTTTTGTTTATTAGACTCTTTTAAAATACCATAGTAAGAGAACCCAAGTATTCCACCTCCAGAAATGACCAAATGTTTAATGAAATCATTGTTTTTATACTCATTTATTGTAATTTCTGGTAAACACTCCGGATTATCCCGAACATCACATTTACTATCCGCAATTAAATCCATATTAAAATAAATAATTATAAATCTTTGTACATTTTTGTGTAAAAATAATATAATTTTGTAATTAGAGAGAACCTTATAAAAAATATTTTATAATAATATAAAATTCACCCATTTGTGAGAACATTTCACGCATTTATGTGGAAATAATAAATAAAACAAATATTACGTTAATTAAATTGATGTTTTTTCTGTGTACATTATAATTATGTCAAACTTTTTATACTCAACCGATGAAGAAACAACCGGTAAGATAAACATAGATGAATTATACGATAGGGCACAACAGCGCGATTTGAAACAATTAGCCATATTTAACAAATTATTAAATCGTATACATAATAAAATCAAAAGCACAACTCGTGTAGTAAAAAAAGATACACATATATGGTTTACTGTTCCAGAATACATATTTGGAGAACCATTGTATAATCAGGGTGACTGTATAGGTTATTTAGTTGTAAAATTAGAAGAAAATGGGTTTCATGTCAAGTATTTACATCCCAATACATTATTTGTATCTTGGGCAGACTGGATTCCAGCGTATGTACGCAGTGAAGTCAAAAAGAAAACTGGAAAAGTCTTGGACGAAAAAGGCAATATTTTACGTGATTTAAACGCAGAAAAAGAAGCAGCCGAAGAAGAAGAAAATATGAACTCGGGGTTGTTCAATGACAAAAATAAAAGTACACAAAAGAATAAGAAAGATTATACACCATTAGACCAATATAAACCAACCGGAAATTTAGTTTATAAACCAGAAATGTTTGAAAAAATAGAGAAAAAAATGGGATAATAAATAATAAATATATTTGTATTTTTATTATTTATGCAGTTCTTTGTGAATCATCTGTATTTTTACCAGAAGTACCAAATTTATTCCATTTATTAGTGTTGTATGAATTTAATTGTAACATTTCACTGGCATTATCTTTCCAGTACTTAATTTTATCTTCCAATTCTTGTTCTTCTTTGGATAATGGATATGTTTGGTTTTGTCTAGCATTCATACGTTGTAAATCATCATCCGTAGCTTCAGGTTTTTTGCCGAAACAATTTACACCGAATTTTACATAAGGATTTGCAATATATCCACCGTTTACGCCAGGTCGTCCACAATTATTTCTATATTTTTTATCTAATTTTTGTAATTTATCCCATGTATTTTTTTGGGTAGGGAATAAAATCATTTGATTATCAGACCATCCATAACCACACCATTCTGCACCATTATTGTAAGCATTTTCAACTTGGTCATATGTTGCAATTTCAGAATCATATGCTTTACAGATAGCCTTTGCATCTTTATATGTATACAAATTATTAGATACATTAAATACCTCTGCATCTGGATCATCTACTTGTTCCTTTTCACATTTTTCCAATTTGGGTGCATTCTCATCTTCTGGTTCTTCTGGTATTTCTTCTTCGGGTGTTTCCTCCTCACCTAAAAATGGGAATAAATCATAAATAGAGATTTTCAATACATATTTAAAAAAATCTATAAATAATATAATTATCAATAATAGCCATGCACCTCCTTCAACTATGGAAATAAAAAATGGTTTTGTATCTTTATCTGTGGGAATACCTACTATTTTATTGAAAACATAAAAAATAACAATAAACATACCCGTTGTAAATGCAGAAGATGGTTCAAGAACATAATCTTTTATTTTATCAAAATTATTTTTAAATATACCCTCATCTGGATTTTCTTGGTAAGAATAATAAACATTGTATGAAATAACTCCTAGAATAACTAAAAATAAAATGTCTAAAGTTCGGCTTAAACCTATTTTGGAACCTTCAGGATTCATATTATCGCCTCTACTTGTAAAACTACTGATAATATAATAAAAGACAAGACATATGCCTAAAAATATAATAATAGATGAAGCAGTAAATGAACTTATGATATCTGGAAACTCTTCATTTGTCTCTTCCTCTTCATTTGTTTCTTCCTCTTCTTTTTTATTATTCGTTTCCTCTTTTTTATTAGTTTCTTCTTTTTTATTATTCGTTTCCTCTTTTTTATTAGTTTCTTCTTTTTTATTATTCGTTTCACTCATTTTTGTTATTACTATTTAATATATTATACAATGTTATTTTTTTTGCGATAAAATAAACAGTAAGCAGCAGATGATTTAATTGCGGTAGGATTACTAACCATTTCAACATTACGGTCATTATAATGTAGCCAATTATTTTCAGTATTCTTTACAAATGCGGTGTAATGACCACCCGTAACACCACCCACATGATTACATATTCCATATAAATCATATTTATATGAAGACGCATTATATCCACAAACATATCTAGACAAATCTAAATTTTCTATAGGAAATTCAACATTATTATTTATTTTATTCATTCCATCGGCGGTAAATCTGTTTAATGTAATAATAACAATCTTTGGAAAATTCCAAAAACGAACTTGTTTCTTAACGTCCTCTTTTTGTTTCGTTTTCTCGTTATACCAGGCATTATCACCTTCTAATAATTCTGGTTTCACGTAACAATTAAAACAATCATAAATATTTTTTATTTCTATAGTATTATCTATTACGGGAAGGTCTAGTACAAAAAAGTTTTCAGGTTTTACAGAATGTACAGTATTTTTCGTTTTAGAAACAATTTCTGATACATATATACCATAAAATAATTCCATTATTTCAGAATATTCATTAGAATATGTATTTTTTAACATTTCATAACACTTTAATGCTGTTTGGTCTAAATCGTTCTGTGGCGTTCCATTAATATTCATTTTTACTCGTCGTGAAATACTAGAATGTATACAATCCATAAAAAATAATAAGAATTCTGTCATATCATTTTGGGCATGTCCTGTGAATAAATCTCTATTTTTTTGTTTCGCTATTTGTTGAACATTATGTACAAATTTACGGGGGGTTACTATTCCATTTCCACTCCACATTACTGTACGTAAATCATTCCATTCATCTAAAATGGCAATATCTGGTATATCCTTTTTAATAAATTGTTTATAATTATTAGAATCCAAAAAATGATTTAATTCATATGTATTATTTAATACTTGCATACATGCATTTAAAAAACATGTGTTTCCTAAATTTTCTAATCCGACTTTACCTTTATTTTTATATTTTGTCAAATCCATTTATTTTAATAATTATTGTAAATATATAAATCTAAACATATATCTTTATATTATATTATAGAATGGATAATAATACTGAAAATACTGGTAATTTATTTACAAATATAGAGGAAAATATTCAAGAAGTTATATCAAATTCAATTAGAAATTATTTTTCAACTATGCCACCTTTTAATAGAAATAATAGAACAAGAAATCCAGTAAATAATTCAAGTGATATTGTTAATATTATTCGTGAATCTATGCATATTAGTAATGATATTATGCGTTCTTATAACAATAATATCAATGAATTTAATACAAATATGAGAGATTTAATACGTATATTACAAAATATTAATAATAATAATAATAATCATATTAGACGACAACAAATGCGAACAACAGACCCTATTATTTCCATTCCACGAAGTACCATTCCAGGAAATCCTATTCCACCAAGTACCATTCCAGGAAATCCTATTCCACCAAGTACCATTCCACGAATGAACCGACGAAATTACTTACAAAATCGTCGTTCAAATGTATTAGATAATCCATCTTTTAATATATTTGAAAATATTCTTAATAATAATATGCCATTTTTGCCATATACATTTCAAGATGTAGTTATACGACCAACTGATAGAGAAATTGAAAATGCGTGTGAACTATTTGAATATATGAGTTCAATTGAATTAATTAATAACCGATGTCCAATTACATTAAGTGATTTTCAAGAAGGTGACCAGGTTAGAAGAATACATCAGTGTGGTCATACTTTTATTGCAGATTCCATTATTAGTTGGTTTCAAAATAATGTTATATGTCCTGTTTGTAGATATGATATTCGTAATTATAATAGAGAAAATTCAGGTAATGAAAACAATGAAGCAAGTACCGAAAATGAAAATAATGAAGAAAATACCGAAAATGAAAACAATGAAGAAAATACGGAAAATGATAATAATGAAGAAAATACAGAAAATGATATATCAATGAATACGTTTACCACGATATATAATCCTGGTCATTATACAACATCCATGACAATTAGTGAGCCATTTGATGTTAGTTCGTTACATTCATATAATGATTCTTCTAATAATATCTCTTCACCAAGTATTTCACTGGATGACTCTATAAATACTTCATTAGAAAGTATTTTAATAGCGGCATTAAGTTTAGATAATAGCAGTAACAATAATTTGAATAATTTATTAAATACAGATATTTCAAATAGACAACAATCCTTATTTAGACTAGAAATCCCATTAGAATACGAAGAATATTATGATGCATCAAACAATTTTCTAGGAAATAACACAAATCATTTCTCATAATAATTGTATATGTATATTTTTATTTTTATTTGTTTATTAATTTTATTCACATTATTTGCGTATTATAATAATAGTAATAATGATATAATTAAAGCGAATATTGTAATGTACATATAAAAAATTTTTACATAAAATAAATAATTTTATTATTGATTTTATCTTTGAAAGAAGCTGATAATCGTTTGAATATTATGTTTTTGATTGTAAATTTTGTTCAACACACTATCAAATAATAAAACCTTAATTTTTGCAGATGAATATTTTTCTTTTTTCTTCATAAATGTCTCTGTATCAGGAAATTCATTTTCTAATTTAATTAATTCGTTACGATATGCTTTTATGGCTGTACTCTTTCCCTGTAACTCCCATATTTGTTCCAAAGCAAGTCCAAACAATTGCTGTAATGGTTTCATCAATTGATTTGTAATATAATGAGTATAATCAATTTTCAACTTATTTTCAACAATAAATTCGGGTGTTTCTATTTTATCGCCCATCAAAGCTTTGGGTGTGTCATTTACAACAAATACAAACTTCATTCTATCACCTGGTTTTGGTTTATTTCCTGGATCTCGCTTACCAATTCGTTCAGCTAACACGAAATGACCTATTTGATTGGGATTTTTATATCCACTTCTAAGAGCTTTTGTAATTGCTAATTTATCCATGCTGACATTGCCTTCAATCAAGTCGTTCAATGAATGTTGTAAAAATTGTATAGCATTTTCAATGTTGTTACCTTTCATCAAAATATTCAATATACCACCATAAACATCTTTAAGATAATCACATGAATCGCGTCTCTTTAATGACAATCCCATGAATTTCATATAACCCTTATTTGGGTTTTCTTCATATAACATTCCAACATATCGTTTCTTTGATAACAGTATGAATGGCATCAATGTTTTTTCATATTCTAACCCCATTGGTGGTTTTAAATATTTCGTACATAATTCAGCAGCATCTTGTGCAATCTCAATTGTCATTTCTAATGCTGGTTGACCTCTTATTTTTTCTCCAGTATCTGCATTTTCAAGGTTAAATGTAAAGAATACACTGTCCGTATCCCCATACACATACTCTGCTTTTGTACGTACCGGGCCATGTGAAACTGTATTATATATTCGGTCCCCATATACTTCTTCAATAATACGCTTTGCATAGATAATCATCATACGTCCCGTAGCCGTAGTGGATGCAGCAACATCTTTTTCGTAAAAAGTAGATGTACGTGAGCCACATTGTCCATACAAAGAATTCGCAGTAACCTTATAACCCAATTGTCTTTTATCCAGAATATTTTGCATAAAAGGGTCTTTTTCGGTTTTAATCATTTTGCGTGTATCTTTTCTAGCTTTAAGAAGTTCCTCAAGAATAGAAGGCATAATACCTTTTTTATTATCTGGAAATTGAGCCCATCTACAAACCATCTTTCCCACTTTTGTTTTGACTTTTTTAGATACAGGATTGTTTGGATTTCGTAAATATTCATAGGTATCAAATTCAATATTAATATAATGGTATCCTGGTAAATTGTCATAAATAAACTCTCCTTTTTTATTTTGTTCACCAACAACACGTATTAATCTACCATCTAAATCATATTCTTTTGACCATACTTTACTATCGTGTGAATAATTTTGACTAATCATGGATGACGGATATAGAGAAGAATAATCAACACAAGCCACTGGGTTATCCATGTACATTGAGCATTTTGGTGGTAACACAATAGCCCCTTCATAGCCTTCTTCTTTCCATGTTTTTTCCAGATCGGGCATAAGTGTATCTTTATCACGACACTTTTTAGCAACATAACTAGTTAGTTTAATGCCTTGTCCACGAAACACCAAGAAACTAATGGGTACACTACAAATACGAGACATCTCAACATAACCAGTGATTACATCTATTTTGTTCATTAAATGATGAACCAAGTTACAATCTTGAATACAGTATTTTGCAACAATGGCCCTGTCACTGGCTGAACCTTTGGATAAACGAAATATATCTTGTGGCGTTACATCATCCTTTGCCATTCCCCATTTAATGGATTTTGAATTATCAAGTTCATAATGTCCTTTAATTACAATGACATTGTAAGTATTTGTTTCTTCAACACCTTTCACTATATGTGTTACTGATTTATTGAGTTCAATATCCGCAACTATAAATTTTTGCCCATCGTTAAAGTAATCGGCAGTAAATCCAGTTAATTCAATGTGGATAAAATCACCAACATTCAAGCCCATCAAATTCTTACTGCATAGTTCAGTAACGTCACCTAGTTCTGGGTGTGTAGAATTAGAGACATATTTAACAGAATCACTAATAAATTGTCCAGCTACATCATCTAGTTTGTAAGAAGACAGATTAAAATCTCTACGAAAATAAGCATACATATCTATTTGCAATCTTCCAGTCATTTTTGCAAATCGCAAATCATATTCGCCACTAGCAATTTGTATTTTGGTATGTTCCAAATTCAATTCACCATGTTTTTCTCGGCTTTCTTTTGCACATATTTCATTTATTTTTCTAGATAATAACAAGAATTCGCGTTCACAATATGTCTCTTGTGCGCGACGAAACATGAATTCGTAATCAAAGCCAAATATGTTGTATCCAATAATGATGTCTGGGTCTTCACGTTGTATTAATTCCGTCCATTTTATTAGTAATTCTTGTTCTGTTTCGGTGCATTCAATTTCAACATTAGGTACTTTATCGCAACTTCCTACAACTAAACAATGATTCAAATACGGCTCTTTATCGCCATATTTTAAAAATGTTGACCCGATAAACGTAACTTCATCGCCCTTCAATGCAGGAAATATTCTTGTCATAATTTCATTAAATATTTGTATTTTTTCATCACGTTGATATTCTTCATTTAATAGAATATCTATAATTGTTGAATTTTTTTTTACTTTGGGTTTTCGTTTATATTTACCGTATTGTTGTCCGGTATATTCACTGGATTCTACTTGTTCCCCATTATTATCATTATCCTCACCTGTACCGGTATATTGTTCATTCTCTTTCATTTGCTCAAAAATACCATCTATTGTTAATAAATGACTATTATCTTCTTCAAGAGTTGTTTTCCTAACTGCCTCTAATGATTCATTCAAAACCAAATTACTTCTAGCTTCTAACATTTTTTTAGATGGTTTATTTTTTGGATACACTAAATCAATATCTTCAAATTTACCATATCCAAATGCAGACAATATCATTTTCTGTAATAACATTTTTGATTGAGAATCATCTAACACTTTCATTTGTTTGATAAAAATATCCACAACATTTGTTACAAACCGTTTATATGTTTTAATAGGAATAGGAAAATCACCATGACTACTACTTGCTTCAATATCAAAACTACATATTTTATAAGGAACTCTTGTTTCTTTTTCAGGTTGAGAATGTAATTCTTTAAGTGGGCATATCACTTCATATTTACATGTTGTAGTTGGTATAGATGATTTTGTCACTTTATTCATCTTAAAGCTGACCCATCCCGATGGACTTATATTATGAATGTGAAAATATCGCAATAAAGGTGGAATATTACTTTCATATAATTCAACACTAGTGCCTTGATATACTATATTTTTACGGGTTCTATATTCTTTTGCATCGGGTTCACTGTTATACGTATACCATAAATTCTTGTATTTATTCATGGCAACCGTGTTTTTAAATACCAATTTTATAAATTTATGTTTTCTTCCACCCGAAAATCCGTATAATTTATAATGGTCAACCAATTCAAAATCAACAATAGAATCTTTAAACCGATTGTCTAATTTGGTGTTAGCTTGTAAATCTAATACAAAAGAACGCATTGTATATTCATCCCAATTATCACCAACCTTCACATAAAAGAAGGGTAAATAATCATTCACATAAATACAACATGTGTCTCCTTTTTCATTTATACCGAACATTTGAATAACAAATTGTAATTCATCTGTTCTTTTTTTATATTTGGAACGGGTTCCATCATCAGAACCAGAATCACTCTCTTCTTTTTTTGCGGATTCATCATATATATGAAAATCAATCAAACGGAAAGACTTTACTATAACTGGTTTCTTAATCTTCAGTTTGATGGGTTTAGAGTTACTACTTTCCATCTTAACTACTGTATTTGCTTTGTACTATTTAGATTATTTTGTTAAATATATCAATAAAATAATCTATATTTTATTATCAATTTTTCAGGTATTAATTGAAAAATATACCACCTGGTGTAGAATTTCTACTATTGGGGGTTTTAGGTGTACCTTTTTTGGGTGTAGGAGTTTTGACTTTCATTGTTCCTAGATATTTTGGTTCTGGCTCTAAATATTCACCAGCTTTTCTAATATCGTTTATAATTTGTTGTTTTGCAGCATATGTTTCATTTGCTAGCCTACGTCTATCAATTCTTGTTTTTGGTGAATCCCTTATATTTTTTAAATCAGGTAATCCATGTCCCATAATTGATGGCTTAAGTGGAGATTCTGCACCCAAATTCTGCAATATTATTTTAGGGTTTATTCTATTACTAGTATTATGTGTTTTATCTGGTTTATACATATCATCAAATGCTTTATTTATACTATTTATGTTATTTGTGAATAAAGCTTTGGGCTTTATACTAGTTTTATCTATTGATATTGTACGTTTTTTCCTGGAAGATGGGGAATTTTTAGTTTTAGGTGTTTTTGACGCTTTTGGCGTATTTGGCATAGTTGTTGTACCACCACTCATTTTATTTAAGCTTTTTACCCAAATTGATAAATTCTCACTATCACGTGGATTAGTGTATGGTTCAAAAACACCATCTTGTATACTACCAATAGTAGGAAACCCTTTATACTGAATCTCTTTATTATTCATATAACGTTGAGATAATTGAGATAATTTTTCTTTTATACCATCACTTTCAAGCTCTTCAAATATAATATTATTATCTGTAATATACGAACCTAAATTTTTTTTCATTTCGTCCCATTCTGGACGAAGATATTTACAGTGACCGCACCAGGTCGCGTGTAATAACACAACAACGATTGGCTTTTTATCAACAATTGGTTGTTTTGTTTCTTTTTTTGATTCTGGTTTACGTTGAAAAATAGTATTAAATTCTTTTTCTAAACTTTTTAGCTCTTTTAGACGTCGGTTTCGCTTTTGTGTTCTTTTAGATTTAGATTTAGATTTGACTGATTTAGATTTGACTGATTTAGATTTACTACTAGTTTCTTTCATTATATAATAAATGTATATATTTTACTAAACAGATATCTAGCATTTTTATATCAATAAAAATATATAGATGTCTACAATTCAAAAAATATTTATTATATTCCTAATATTTACATTTTTGTTAGGTCTTTATATTACCATGTATTGGAACGTACAAGTAAATATGAAGACAAAAGAAAATATGGAAAACAATACTTCTTGTCCAAATTTACTTATAAAAAAGGGAAACATGTTATTACTATATAACAAAAATAAGCCAGAGGATGATACAAATCCAATCCCTTTTTTTAATTTAGATGAATATATAAATTATTTAGAAATACAAAAAGAAAAGGGATTACATTGTCCTGTATTATTTTTGCAAGAAGAGAACAATGCACAAGGTGAAAATGTATATAAGGTACACCCTAGTCCATTTCAATTACAAGATGGTGTTCCAACAGATACACCTGCAAAAGAAGATGTAACTGAACGCGGAGATGCAAATCGTTTAAATGCCCCATATAATCAAGACCAATATCCCGGTTTTGACCCACAAGGACAATATATAGGTGTATATACAAATATAGATGCAATTCACGATTCAACAAATGTTAAAAAGATTAGCGATAATCCAATGGATTCAAAATGGGCAGGTGTTACCTATACGCAACAAATGGTAGATAGTGGTAAATATGCTAAAAGAGAGATAACAAAACCCCAATTATTTAATGCAAAAACCGCATTTTATCCATCAATACCATCAGAAGTACCGTTACCACAAGATATATTAGGATATTCAACAGAGGGTTCATAATTCGTAAACAAACTTAAATAGTTAGCAATAAAATATTATTATGGTGAATAATATTTTACAGTATTACATATATAATTATCAATTTTATTCTATAAATTTCCCATTGGAATGGGCTATAAATCATTATGATGGAACTGGGCCATTACAATGTAAAAAGTGCGAATATAATGGCTGTAAATATGGAATATTCTATGAATATTGTAATGATTGTCAATTATTCCAGTATAACAGTAAACGCATTACAACAGAATACCGTAGAGAAAGGTCAAGATATTTACGGGGTAATTATAATAGTTCAGTAGCACCTATACTAGAAAGTTATGGTGTAATGGGTTCTTGATTCAACAGAAATGTTTGTATACTTTCTATTGCTTTTTTGCTTATTTTACGAACTTTTCCATTTGTTTCCATTGTCAGGTTCTCTATACACTGAATATTATTTGTAATTTTATTTATAAAATCAGGAAAGTTATCAAAATGTTTCATGATAGCTATAGCAGTAATTGAACTAATACCTGGTATTTGACATAATATAATTTCCCCAATATTGCCCGGTGTTACATTATCTTTTTTAACTTTTTTAACAACATTACAATAATCCGCTGGTTTTAGTTTATTTGTTAATTCTGTGTTAAAAATGTTCTCATTTTCCTGACAATTTCCATCTAGAGTTGATTCACTAGATTCAGGTTCTCTATCATGTTTGAATAATTTAAGGAAAGGGTGTGTTAAATAATAAGGAACCACCCCTTTTATAAAATTCCTTTCTATTTTTTCACTCAAATAGAGTAACCATTCTGCCGAATCTTTTATCGAAGATGTACGATGAACACTGAATCCTTTAAAGAATTGTAATGTAGTAATAGCAGAGAATGCTATTTTTTTTTCTAAAGAGGAATATAATTGTGAATTAACACCTTCAATTAAATAAAATATAGAATGTGGTGGAAAACCACTAGCATTTGCTAATCTGTAAGATTGTTCTTCATATCTACCATCTTTAATGGATGATAATAAGTCGGGGTATGTTTTTCTTTCAATTAAGAGAACATCTTTATCTTCATCTGTTTTAAGTAGTATATCTCCTAAATTTAACACATCTTTTGATAATTGTATATAAGAGGGTGTATGACTATTTCTTATTAGTGTTTCACATTGTTCAAACAATGCAGTTTCTCGTTCATCGATAATTATTTTCATAATAGGTTCTCTACAATATAATAATAATGATAACATTATTATATTGTTTCAGTTAGTATATTTAATTTATTCTAGAACCAATAGGACGTGATTGTCTGACAGTGGTTGTCAATGGCATTTGTAGCATAGATAATTTTTGGGAAGTTCCATGCATAGCAATGGAAGACCAAGAATCACGTCCAACTTGGTAAGGTAATCCGGCCTTTTTATTTCCACCACCCTGTGCTTGATTTGTAATACTAGAGATAGAAGATGTGCGTTTAGTTTGACTATAGACCATATTTTATAATATATATTACGAAAATATTTTTTTCTCTGTATGACAATTACTAAACGCAAACAATATAAAAAATTGAGTAAATAATATGTATATACTATATTCATTTTATTTGCAGAATAACATGAATATTGATGATGATATCCGTATAGAAAAAAATAGTAGTGGTGTTGAAACCTATGTTTTTGATCCGTATAATCCCCTAAATAAATTAATTCAAAAAGAACAAATAGAAACAATTTTGCGTAGATATGGTGTAAATTCTTCAATTTATAACTATGAACTTTATAAAAGAGCGTTTATTCATCGTTCTTATATTAAACGCCCACAGTTGGAAAATAATAGTAATAATATAGTTATTGTTCCTAAACCCGATGATTGTATACCATTGTTTACTAAATCCAATGAGCGGTTAGAATTTATCGGGGATGGTGTATTGGAATGTATTACTAAATATTATCTATATAGACGTTTTCCTAAGGAAAATGAAGGATTTATGACTGAAAAAAAGATTGCATTGGTAAAAAATGAGTCCATTGGTAGAATGGCATACGAAATGGGATTACATGAATGGTTAGTTTTGTCAAAGCATGCAGAGGGAAAACAAATACGTACAAATATGAAAAAGTTAGGTTGTTTATTTGAATCATTTATTGGTGCAATGTTTTTGGATTATAACCGTATATCAGTAACAGATGAAGAAGGCTGGTTTAAAAATGTATTTGTAACTGGTCCTGGTTTTCAAATGGTACAAATTTTTGTAGAATCCATTTTTGAAAAGCATGTAGATTGGATGCAATTAATTCGTAATGATGATAATTATAAGAATATATTACAAGTAAAGATTCAAAAGGAATTTAAAGTAACCCCCGATTATTTGGAAATAGCTGAACAACACCCTGATACTGGTTATAAGATGGGGGTATTTATGTGTTTAGGTCAAGCCATTCATCAACTTACACCAAATAAAGCATTATCAATGAATCAATTTAAAACATATAATGATATTCATGAATACATGTCGGTAAATGGTAAGGTATTTATATTTTTAGGAGAGGGTACACATAAAATTAAAAAGAAGGCAGAACAAATAGCTTGTGAAAATGCTATTATAAAATTAGAATCATATTCAACATAATATTATTTATTAAATAACCATCATTTCCAACATCCCATATTGTTTGGGATTTATTATTTATTAAACAACTTGGGATTTTACATATTCCAAGTTGTTTTTTGATTTATATATTTATCTTTAAGTTGTTTTTATAATTTATTCTATTGTATTTTTTTTCAGAAAACTTATAGTAGAGGTTTCGAAAAATGGACATTCTGAAAATGTCCACTTTTCAGATCTTGAATAATAAATTTTCCGGAAAAAACACGATTTTTGATTTTAAAGCATAATGCTTTAAATCCCAAAAAAATAATTTCAGGTTGACTGCACATTTTTTTTTAATACTTATTTATAAAATGATTTAGGCATTTTTTATGTTAGGATATATAAAGGTAAATCCTAACAAAATCCTAATGCCAAAAATGCCAAAAAATGCCAAAATATATATTTGTGAACATTGCAACTTTAAATGCAGTAAACAAAGTAATTATAGTGTACATATATTGACTGCAAAACATCAACTCCTAACGAATCCTAACGAAAAAATGCTAAAAAATGCCAAAATATTTATCTGTTCTTGTGGTAAGGAATATAAACATTCATCTACATTATGTTCTCATAAAAAGAAATGTAGGTATGTAGATAATATAGATGACGATATATCAGGTGAAATACAAAATAGTATAAGCGAACCGCCGAGTAATGCGAGTACAGTTTTAAGGTTATTAAAACAGAATGATGAGTTTAAAGAATTGATGGTAGAACAGCATTCTGCGGTTGTTGCATTGCAAAAGCAAAATATGGAATTAAACAAGAAGTTGATAGATGTAGTCAAAGATGGAACTATAATTAATAATAACACCACAAATAATAACACCACAAACAACAATCAATTTAATCTAAACTTTTTCCTGAATGATACCTGCAAGGATGCGATGAACATAACCGACTTTCTCGGTAATTTAGATGTGCAACTAGATGAATTAGAATATATAGGACATCATGGGTATGTGAATGGTATGACGAAGATGATCATGGAACGTCTAAAAGAAATGGATGTAACAAAACGACCAATCCACTGTACAGATGTAAAACGAGAAACGATGTATATAAAAGATAAGGATGAATGGTGTAAGGATACAGATGAGTTAGTAAAATTACGTAGAATATTAAATAGTATATCAATGAATAATTATAGAACGGTGCCAGCTTGGCAGACAGCTCACCCGGATAGTGAAGTGATGGACAGTCGTAATTATAATTTCTGTTATAAAATGATGCAATTAATATTAGGTGATGTAGAAGATGAACAAATCCGTTTGGATAATAAAATAATAAAAACAATAGCAAAAGATTTATTTGTAAACAAGAATAGAATATAAATATATGTTGTGAATAATAATAGAAATGTTCTCCAAATTTTTTAAAAAGAAATATAATAAATTATCATTTGAAGATATTCAGTTTGTAATGCAAAATAAAGAGCTATTTATATTAATTAATACGTTAGTTGTTAGTGAACAAGATTGTTTAATAAAACATACAATATCTCATATGGAAGAGGCCCAATTAATAAATAAATTAATAGAGAATTACGAGTTAAATGCAAATAAAATAATTGTCTATGGAAAAAATGATATAGATGAAACAAGTTTTCAAAAGTACGATCAATTAGTAAATTTAGGATTTTCAAACATATATATTTATGTAGGTGGAATGTTTGAGTGGTTATTGTTACAAGACATCTATGGTGTAGATGCATTCCCGACAACAACAAAACAATTGGATATTTTGAAATATAAACCGGTTCGTACATTTGGCTCAAAACTATTATTGTAAAAAATTGAATTTAATAATAATGATAATTGTGTTTATTATTAAATATATTTTTATATAAATAAATTATACAACATGGTAAAGCCTATTCTTATCTCAGTTGAAGGAAATATTGGTGCAGGAAAATCAACTATTATAGATAATTTGAAAGACCATATGAAGGGAAATACTGATATAATGTTTTTGAAAGAACCAGTAGATATATGGGAAACAATTAAAGACACCAAAACCGATGAAAATATATTACAAAAATTTTATAATGATTCAAATAAATATGCATTTTCATTTCAAGTAATGGCATATGTAACGCGTTTAAGTACAATTCGTACAGCAATCCGTGAAAATCCTGATTGTAAAATAATCATATGTGAGCGTTCATTAGACGCAGATAAAAATATTTTTGCAAAGATGTTATATGAAGATAACAAAATAGAGGATATAAATTATCAAATATATTTGCATTTTTATAACGAATATGTAAAAGATTATAAATTAGATGGTATTGTTTACATAAATGCAGATGCAGATGTATGTTATGACCGTACAGTAAAACGTTCACGTAATGGTGAATCAAGTATAACTAAAGAATATTTACAAAAATGCAAAGAATATTATGATGATTGGCTATTTACAAATAATAAGGACACTGATATATTAAATATAGATGCAAATGAAGATGTAACATATAATATGTTTGATAAAGAAGATAAGGGTTTAGAATGGTTACAAAAAATAGAAAGCTATATAATAAATAGTAGTATTCGTTTATCAATGTAAAATAAAATAAAAATTATGTTATTATGGACGAGCAACTTCTCATTTCACAAGAAATATCTATATACGGATGTTATACATCTGTGTGCATTCTAGTTGGAAGTATTGTTGCTGGTGTATACAATTTTCATGTCTCGGCTATATTGGGATTTTTACTGTCTATTACTAGTTACATGCATTGGAAACAGGTTATGATATTCAGTTGGATAAAAATCATTGATAGTCTCCTCGCGTCTACTTTGATTCTCAATATAACCTTTGTGGATAGTTCTAGGTTTCACCCAACATACCGGCTTATTTGGATAGCGGCAGTAGGTACGGTGGTCGTAGTGTTTGTCATGAATGAAATACTCCTTTACTATCAAGTAAAAAATCCTATATATGTGGGCGAAATTTCATCTTCGCACTACCGTTATTTTTCCACTTATTATACTGAACCAGGAACCACCCAACGTGAATATGCCGAATATCGGTCAACATTCACACATATTATATCTATTCACATAATGCTAGTAGGAGTCTGTATTTATTGTACGTACAACTCATATTATAGTCAATTATTACCGATAGAAGAAAATTTAAAAATATCAGGTAGTTGTTAAATATTTATAGAAATAATGGAATAGTTACAAGCATATATTAGTCAAATTTAACAATAATTTTAACGGTTTCTTTTTTAATGCATTTACATGCAGATACAGATAATTCTTCTCTTTTTTTACGTGTTTTAGAATGTTCATTCGTATTGTCGGTAGGTGTTCTACGTTTGGCAGTACTATTATTGTTATTCATATCTTGCTCAATATCAGCGTAATTGTCTTTAATATATTGAATAATATTGTTTTCAATAGCCCATTTAAAAAAATTAAGTTGACCAATAGTGGTTTCCATACATTGATTAGTATTATATGGAATAGTAATTCTTTCCCATCTACAGAATGGGTCAAACCGTTTTTTAGAATAGGCTTTTAATTTCAATTTATATTCATTATAAACTTTGAATCTAGACTTAGAATTAGTGTTATTTGTAGAAACCGGTATTTCATATACAGTATAGTTTTTTTTAGCATAATTAGTGACAAACCAATCAACAATGCGCAAAGAAATGCATGTTTCCCCATTTATAATACCCATCATAGTATGAATATTCTGTGAATTTTTATAAAAATCAGTTAATGTATTTAATAATAAATCATTTTGAGTTTGTAAGTTATTTGAACGATACATGTGATAAATTTATAATAAATAATACTTTATACCCTTTACACATATTTGTAAAAATATAAATATATGTAAGTAATTATAAAAAATTGAATACAAAATACATAAATAAATATATCATCATAATAACACCAATTTATAATGGATTTAAAGCAAAATAAGTTAACGAAAGCTGAATGGGATTCAATAGAAATCCAGGTAGGTGCAGATGAAAAAAAAATATTGAAATTAATAGATGATGGGTATGACAATGTAAATATTCGTTTGAATGAAACATTATCATTGAATTCATATATTCATTTTCCTCAAACTCGTGAGATGGATTATTTCTTATTTAAAAAGTATTTTGATGATGAAATGATGAATGTAATAAAAAAATATGGCGATGAACAATTAAAATCATATACATGTAATATAAATAGCGGTAAGTTAAAGAAATTAAAAAGTGGTGAAATTATTCGTCTTAACAATCTCGACAATAATATAAAATTAAATAAATCAAATATTTTTGAATATCTATTAATAGATTTGTTCACAGGTTTGGTGAAACAGATAAAGCAGAGAAAACAAAAGTATGCATTCTATTTATATACTTTAATTCAAATAAAAAAGTCATCAATCGCTTACATAAATGAATATGTAAATGACTTATTGGATTATACAATAAGTTATGCAAATTCATTTACAAATATAAGTGAAATAATTACAAATGCATACGAATTTATAGAATGTAACAAATATTTATTGAAGTATGAAGACCGTGTATTATTTAAACATCAAAAAGAATTATTTACAATTAGCAAGCAAGATGATGAAGATGAATTTATCCCGAGATTAATATTATATACAGCACCCACAGGAACAGGAAAAACCCTATCACCAATAGGTTTATCAAAAAATAATCGCATTATATTTGTTTGTGTAGCAAGACATATTGGTCTAGCATTGGCAAAATCGGCAATTTCAATGGAAAAGAAGGTAGCATTTGCATTTGGTTGTGAAACATCGGCAGATATTCGTTTGCATTATTTTTCGGCTATAGATTATACTGTAAATAAACGTTCTGGTGGAATATGGAAAGTGGATAATAGTGTAGGTGATAATGTAGAAATTATGATATGTGATGTGCAATCATATATTACAGCAATGCATTATATGTTAGCTTTTAATAAAACCGAAAATATTATAACATATTGGGATGAGCCGACAATAACGTTAGATTATGAAGAACATGAATTACATGAAACAATTCATAAAAATTGGGTAAATAATAAAATCCCAACAATGGTATTATCGTGTGCCACATTGCCATCACAGGTAGAATTACAGCCAATATTTGATGATTTTGTAAATAAATTTGATAATGCTGAAATACATAGAATATCAAGTTATGATTGTAGAAAATCCATTCCCATTTTAAATACAGATATGTGTTGTGTATTGCCCCATTATTTATATCAAGAATACAATGACATGATAAATTCAGCAACATATTGCAAGAATAACAAAACAATACTGCGGTATTTTGATTTACGTGAAATAATAATGTTTATTGAGTATATTCATGATAATGAGTATATAGATGAAATGTATACAATAGATAATTATTTTGAAGATAAGATTGTGAATATTACAATGAATAGGTTGAAAGAATATTATTTGGAAGTATTATTGCATTTAAATGCAGAATATTGGAATAAAATATATAATTATATGAAGCTAGCTCATAAACCAAGATATAATGATAAACGTACAAATGTATATATTCAAAAAACGAATAGTTTAAATAATCCAACAAAAACGAATGCAGGAAGTGTATTAACTCGTACAGAAAGTGTTGCTGGAAATTATGTTAACCCAGTAGAAAACACAGAAGCACCAGCGGGTGTATTAATTACAACAACAGATGCTTATACATTGACAGATGGACCAACTATCTTTTTAGCAGATGATATAGATAAAATTGCCAATTTTTATATAAAACACACCAATATATCAAATATGGTATATAGTGAAATATTAAATAATATAGGATATAACAATATTATTACTAATAAATTAGATAAAATAGAAAAAGATATAGAAACACAAGACGAAAGGGAAGGTAAAACACTAATAAAGGGACATAAGGGAAACCAACCAAAAAAAAAGGGAAAGGATAATTATAAAACATCAAATCAAACACAAAAATTAATAAATGATGCAGATAAGTTACGAAAAATGGTAAAAGTGGTATCATTAGACTCAGTATACCTTCCAAATACACGACAGCATCAAGCTAGATGGACACCAGATGGTGAAGTTAGAGAAAATGCATTTGTATCTAATATAGGTGAAGAGATGAGTAAAGAAATTATGTTATTATCCATAGAAGATAATTTGAAATTTCTATTGTTATTGGGAATTGGTGTATTCAAGCAAATAGAAAACAAAAGATATATGGAAATCATCAAACAGTTGGCTGATGAACAGCGGTTATACATGATTATTGCATCAACCGATTATATTTATGGTACCAATTATCAGTTTTGTCATGGATTTATAGGAAAAGATTTGAATAATATGACCCAGCAGAAAACATTACAGGCAATGGGTCGTGTAGGTAGAAATAATATTCAACAGGATTATACTATAAGATTTCGTGATAATAATATGATAATGAAATTATTTCAAGAACCAGAACATAATTTAGAAGCAATAAATATGTGTAGGTTATTTGTAAGTTAAATAAAATGTAAAAAATTGATTAATATTTATATAAATATTTTTTTACAAATATTAAAACAAGTTTTAAATAGGTAATAATGATATTTTATATGGGATTGGTTGGTGTAGTAACTATGGTTACATATATAATGAGTATTCCAAATGAATACTTGTTAGAAGGAATGAAAAATATAGATATAAATACAGATATGGATACAACTACAAATAATATAATTCTGGTATTGGGTAGTAATGAAAAGAATATATTGAACGACCGTATGAGTACAGCAATATCTATGACGAAAAATATGACAGGTACAATTACATGGTATTTAAGTGGTGGCATTAAGAACGATAATGGAAAGCATATGTATGAAGAAAGTGAATCAACCAAAATGCTAGCATTATTAGATAATAATAAAAAAGAAAGAATAGTATTAGATAACAGATCTAGAAATACAGCAGAAAACTTTGCACACTTTAAGTATTGGTTAAATACAAATACTGATAGATACACCCATATTACTATAGTAACATCTGCATTTCATTATTCCCGTGCAAATACAATGTTTAATGAAATTGTTGATTCGGGTGATATGGAAGTGAAATGGGGATTAGGCCCATTATCATGTACAACATGTTGGACGGATGAAACTCCCCATAAAAGAAATATTTCCAAAGACGTAAACAGTGCAATGTTAATATATAACACAAAGATTAGTTATAAAGTAATAATTTAACTATAATGAAATAAAAGAAAAAGAAAAAGAAAAAGAAAAAAGGAATTGTATGAAGTATCATACTTTTTTTTATAAGATAATAATGGATATTATTATTATTTTATTGTATAGGTTATAACCCCATTTTGTAGTCAACAACATACGGGTTTTGTTTTAATGTGTTCATAATATCAGGTGTATTTCTTTCCATATTGATAGTAGATTTCAAAGAATTATCATTACCTGCTAAACGTCCCATACTAGAAACATTCGGTGATTGATAAGGCATATTACCGGTAATTTCTCTATTATTTTTCAAAGATTCATCACGTGTTTTTTCACGCATATTGATATTTCCATTCATAACATTCATATTACCTTGTACCATATAGCCATCAATGGTGCTAGATTTAATATCATTATTACGTTGGTTATAATTAGCTTCATATGAAGTCATTTGGCGTGTTCCATCACCGGCACTAGCAACACCAGTATATTCAGCACTAGTTTGCTGTCTTTTAGTATCATATGCTTGTTGTTGAGTAACTTGATATGCACCACCTAATTGATTAGCGTTTACATTTAAGTGATTTTTAGAATTTTCCGTAGTTTCACGAATAGTAGTATTTGGTCTGTCAGCGGGATTGAAAATATAAGAACTGGGTACAGTAGTACCTGGATTTTGGTAAGGACGTAAGCTACCAACAATATTTTCTTTACGAGAAGGGCGTAATGCATCTAATAAAGGAGCAACTGCTGCACCAAGTCCACCGCTAACCATACCAAAATATCCATCTTGTTTATTGGAGGTACGATTATTAGGATAAGCCTTTTTGGATTTAATTCCATAGTCGGCATCTGTGGCATGATTACGCCCATTAGCGTTAGCAACCGGAAATGGAACTGAACCTAATTCAATGTTATGTGATGGCATATATTCACCCTCAACATAAGTAGATGGATTTTGCGAAGCAGCAACACCTGAATAGGATGTAGTAGTTTCTTGTCTAGCACCAGCACGGTCAATTGGCATAGAATGTAACATTTCACCTTTAGATGCACCAGTAGTGGTGAACCATCTATCTTGTCCCATTTCAAAGTGAGTATCTGGACGGTTTTTTTCCATAACACCCATTTGTTGAGATGTAGGTACATTGTTAGTCCCACTGAATGCGGGTCCTTCATGACCGAGTAGTACAGTACCAGATGCTTTTTGGTTTGTTAATACACGCATATCATCCGCCGTTTTAGGCATCCATGATTCACGCATCATCATACCGGAGTTATATCCATCTGCACCATCATTAGTATAACCTAAACCTAATCCAGGTGCAACTTGTTCTTCTTGGAAAGGTTTTGTATTTGCCATACGCATGCTTTTATTTACACGTGATTGATAAAAATCATTCATATTTGGTGCACCAGTAGCCCAGTCTTGATTATTACTGGGTGAAAATAAAGGGGCTTGTTCTTTTTTAGAAAGAGTTTGTGAACCAGTACCAATATAGTTATCTAAAGTACTTTCTGTACTATTAGCATTAGCATCTTGTGTGTGCATTTTAGCACCGAAGAAGGGAACCATATTATTATGTTCAAAATAAGAAGTATTAACTTTTTCGCCAGAAAGAGAATAAAAATCCGGTGATTCAGAACTAGATTTTTTGTTAGAATTCATATTGGAATCAAAATATTTATCGGTATATACAGAACCACCGTTTTCAAAGCGATTTATTGTTGAAAGAGAGGAGGTTTTATCTAATTCTTCAGATACAATAGGATATTCTTCGGGGTAATTTTTATTGGGTATATTTGTATTTGGCAATGCATTACGATTAGAGAAATTTTCTTCATTTGTGTTATTATTATTAGATTGACCATTCATAACATACATCAATCCAAGGGCAATACCAGGTATGGCTAATTCCATTTTATTATATTATATAATTATATTAATCTTATATAATATTTAAATTAACAATTTTATTTGTATAAAGTTCCTGGACAAGTATCTTCTTTTCCACCAATACATATAGATTGTCCAGTTAGATAAAAGTCTCGGTGCCCAACCATAGGTATTTTTGGTGTAAAATTATCTTTTTCAATAATTCTACTTTGTATGTTATTTGGAAATTGTTTATCTAAACCATTCAATGGATTTAAAAAAGGTTGTTCCCACCGATTTTGTTCTAAATCTTTATATACCCACGCTGGGTGGCTTGCACGACTTTCTTCCACCATAGGTTGTTGGGTTTTATACGTTTGTTGAGAAGAAGAAGCTTTACTTTGTGTATATTGATTTAACTCCATATTATCTCTATTGTTTCTGCGGGTAAGACCAATCAAATCACTTTCAAGATTAACGGTATTGGTTTGTAAATTAGCACCCCATTTTTGTAATCGTAAATGCGGGTCTTCCATAAAAGGTAAGTCCATACCAGGACCAGGTGTGTTTAACATATATCTACCTGTAAAACTGGTTTCTTCTAATTGTTTTTTTATTCTATGTGGGTCATCATGAAATCGTGTAAAAGACATTATGAATTTAATATATATTGCGAAAAAAAAACTTTATAATAAAAATTACATAAATAATGGTGTATGTATATGTATATGACTCTTCCTAAAATATGTTTAAATATGATTGTAAAAAATGAAAGTAATATAATAGTTAGGTTATTAGAAACAGTAACACCTTTAATAGATAGTTATTGTATTTGTGATACTGGTAGCACCGATAATACAATAAATTTAATAGAAGATTATTGTAACAAAAATAATATTCCTGGTAAAATATTAAAAGAGCCATTTAAAGATTTTGGATATAATCGTTCATTTGCATTAAGAGGATGTAATAATATGAGCAATGTAGATTATATTCTATTAATGGATGCAGATATGAAATTAGAAATTAAAATAGATGATATAAATAATTTTAAGAAAACACTAACAAAAGACGCATATTATGTAGTACAAGGAACCAATGATTTTTATAATAATAATATTCGCATTATAAGAAATGACCCAAAGTATAGTTATTGGGGTGTTACACACGAATATATAGAGTTACCTGATACCGCACTCATTGATAATATTTCTAGTAATGTAATGTTTATTAATGATATTGGTGATGGTGGTAGTAAAGCTGATAAATATAAAAGAGATATAGAATTATTAAAACAAGGATTAATAGATAATCCTAATAATTCACGATATTTATTTTACCTAGCAAACAGTTATAGAGATTCACAACAATATGAAGAAGCTATACACACATATACCCAGCGTATAACAATAGAAGGTTGGATACAAGAGACTTGGCATTCATATTATTCAATGGCAAATTGTTATATGAAAATAAATCAGCATGAAAAAGCTATATTTTATTGGCTAGAAGCATATCAATATATGCCAACACGCATAGAAAATTTATATAAAATAATAAATTATTACCGTTATGAAAAAAAATATGGGTTAGCTTTATTGTTTTATGAGTTAGCTATTAAAATTCGTTCACAATATTCACATAAAAACCATTTATTTTTAGAAAATGATATATATGAACATAAATTAGATTATGAAATGTCTATTATTGGATATTATACAAATATGAATAAGAGTAAAATGATAATAATGTGTATGATGTTATTAAATAAAAAGAGTATTACTGTTTCTATATCTAATAACATATTCAATAATTATAAATATTATTGTTTACATATCAAGGAATTCGCTATAAAAAATACCGATATGAATAGCAGATATACTAGTTTGTTACACATATTAGATAATATAGGTGTTGAGAAAATGAAAGAACATTCCGGAATGTATCCTAGTACACCATCGTTATCAATTAATAAGGATACCTGTGATGAAATCTATGTGTGTAAACGATATATAAACTATAAAATAGATGAAAATGGTGAATATATAAATCAAGAAAATATAATAACACTAAATATATTCGCTGTTATAAAAGAAGCTCATGGATTGTGGTATCTACACGATGAATTCGTTATGGATTATAATGACGAATATGATGATAATAATATGTATAAAGGCATTGAAGATGTGAAATTATTACATATGCCAGATACTATTTATTATACAGCAAATCGCGTGAGTAATGCAGGTAATTTTTGTGTAGAACATGGCGCATATGATTATACAACAAACAAAATAATGGAATCTACTATGTTGAGTATTGATAATCCAAAAAAATATGAAAAAAATTGGACAATGTTTATTGATAGTACAAATAATTATAAATTTGTCTACGAATGGTATCCATTAACTATATGCAATAAAAATAATGATAAATTAGATATTATAACTAAAATAGAAATGCCTATCATATTTAAAAAATTAAGAGGTTCTACAAATGGTATAATTGTTGGCGATGAAATATGGTTTTTGTGTCATATTGTAAGTTATGAAAAAAGAAGATATTATTATCATATTATTACAGCAATTGATAAGACAACTTATAAACTAAAAAAATATACACAATTTTTTACATTTGAAAAGGAAATAGTAGAGTATTCATTAGGATTTGATTATTTTGAAAAAGAAGATTCATTTATTATTTCCTATAGTACAAATGATAATGAATCAAAATATATGTTAATTAATAAATCTAGTGTTGATAATTTATTCATCAAGTTGGATTAGTTTCTTCATCAAATGATTTATCTAGATTATTCATTTCTGCTGTTTTACAACAACCAAAAGTACGTCTATGGAATCGTGTAATACCATATTCCAGTATGCCATTTAAATGTAACTTCGTTCCATATCCCATATTTTTAGATAAACTATAATGCTCATCTAAAAATGTATGTTGTTCACATAAGTCAATTATATGTTGGTCTCGTGCGGTTTTTGCTAGTATACTTGCAGCTGCTATCGCCATATATTTCGCGTCACCCTGTTCTACTGTATCAAATGCCAATTCCATAATACATTGTTGGTCATCATCATAAGAACGGAAAGGTATAAAATAATTTCCATCTATGACAGCCATAAAATCTGTTAATTTATATTTTATATCGGTTTTGTTATTTATTTTTATGATTATTTCACGAATACAAGTATGCATACCTTTCATAACGGCTTGTAGAATATTGATGTCATCCACTATTTTTGGTTCTTCATAAGCAACATGCCATGCAAAGGCATTTTCTTTAATATATTCTGCAACTTCGTTTAATTTTTTTTTTGATGAAAACTTTTTGCTGTCTTTTATATCTTTACCATCAAACAGTAAAGGTTCTTTAGGTAAAACCACACAAGCTATATATACTCTACCAAATAAACACCCTCTTCCAGCTTCATCAATTGATAATTCAAACATTACATCTTCATTATAAAAACGAGTTAATGGCTGTTGTTCCTTTCTCTTACGAGGTTTTTTTTCTATAGTGTTTTCTGCCATAGTGAATATATATGAAAATAATAACATAATGATATCAATTTTTTATAATGATTAAAATAATTGTATTTTTATTCATTATATATTTTCGCCACATACTGTATATTTAATAATGAAATTTTCCCCATTGGCTTTATTTTTAATTTTATTAATTATTTTAGTACTATCTGTATTGTTTTGTAGATGGGCACAAAATAACACAGAAGGATTTATTACATATCAATATGATAAAGAACCATTAAATCAAGTAACAATTCCTATGTATTCAGATTCATCTAATAAATTATATAAAATATATGATAATATGTTTTTTGATAATAAAAACGGTAATTTAGTTGAAGTTGAAGGACAAGGTGCATCTGGTTCAAATATTCAACCTGATAATACTGGTGCTAATATATCTAATTTGCACATAGTTCCTCGTATTGGTAATGAGGTCAGATCATATGATATTGATTCTATTAATGATAGAATAGCACCACCTGAAAATAATATGTCTAATTCTTACAACTCTAAAATTTATCAAACAAAAGGTACATCAACAGATATATATACTGTATTTTCAATGCCTTGGCATGATAATACTTATGTTCATACTATGAAAACACCTAAAAATACATCTGAAGATATTGGTGCTTTACAAAATGGTGCAGAATTGGCACGGACGACTGCAACTTCGGCACGGGCGGCTGCAAATGCAGACTCTGGAAATCAAGATTTAGAAGCTGCCGCTATTGCCGCTGAAACTCTAGCTAATAGTACTCAAGCAGAACTTGATAATGCTAATAATAAATATATATCTACAGAAAATGTATCTACTACTGCTTTTACCAATAATGCTACTGCTATTAATTTTATGTTTCAATCTGGAAACAATATGGGTGAAGTAACTGAAAGTAAAAATGATAGTGATTCTAATAATAACAAGATGGTATTAGAACCATTATATAATAGTGAACGTAAAGTATATCAAATAAGTGAGTTTGTAAAGTTTGATATTAGCAATGCTAATTTGTTAGTATCATCTGGACAAGACAGTAATAAAAAAATAAAAGTTTATAATCGTAATGGTAGTAGTAGTATGTCTTTATCAGTTGCCGGTACTAACTCTAATGAATCAACTACACATGGTGATGGTGATAGTATTAGTGATAGTACATTTACATCTAGAACAATACCCGATATTTCTGGACAAAATATGATATTATATGTACCTAATGCAAAAAAGACATTAGTCGCATTAATTTGTTATGATAATAATGAAGATTTATCTTTAAGAAATGTATGTCGGTTTACACCAACAGGATTAGATAATGGTGATCCTGATATGGGTGAAGGTGAAGAAACGAATCAAGATGCAGATAATGAAACAGAATCTGGTATTAATTATGGAGGTAGATCTAGAAATGAAAGAGCACTAAATAGATATTTTAGAAGCATGGGAATGGATATGGGTAATTATGAAATAGAAATAGATATGGATAACAATGGAATGGATATGGATATGGGTAATTATGGAATAGATATGGATAATTATATGTTAAAATCCCAAATAGTTCCACCAGTTTGTCCATCATGTCCTTCATGTAATTATAATACGGGTGGAGCCTGTGGAAAATGTGGTGGAAATGGTGGTGGTGGTACTTGTGATAGTAACGGTAAAAGTTTAGTAAATACCGATAAAATATGTAAAAGAAAAAATGATAAAGACAGTGATAGTGATAGTGATAGTGATAGTGATAGTGATAGTGACAAAAAGAAAGATAAAAAAAAGAAAGATGAGAAAAAGAAACCTATAAAAAATGCAATTAAATCAACCGGTGATGTAGCATCTGGAGCAATAAATACAGCTGGTGGTGTAGCTGGTGGAGCAATAGGTACCACTGGCGATGTTACTAGTGGACTAGTAGGTACAGCTGGTGATGTTGCAGGTGGGGTAGTAAACACTTTTGGAAACGTGTTAGGTGGTATATTTCCCAATAATAACGGTAATGGTAACAATAATAATGGAAATAGTATGAATCAAGGTCAAGGTCAAGGACAGGGTCAAGGTCAAGGACAGGGTCAAGGTCAAGGACAGGGTCAAGGACAGGGTCAAGGTCAAGGACAGGGTCAAGGTCAAGGACAGGGTCAAGGTCAAGGACAGGGTCAAGGTCAAGGTCAAGTACAGGGTCAATTGCAAGGACAAAATCAAGGTCAAGGGTTACCTGATGCATATTCTTATAATGGTAAATTAGCACAACGTGGTTCTAATGAGTTTATGCCTCGTACTTCAGATTTTAGTAGTTTTGGACGTTAAATAAAAGAGTAAATAATAATATTATTAGTGTAAATAATATTATTCGTTTGAATGAAGTTAAATATATATACAGAATTATATTATTCATATGGATACAATAAATATAAATTCAATATTTTCTCGTGAACCCATATTTCAAGAAATAAAAGACCATTTATTAAATTTTGAAGAGCGTTCAAAAGATATAAATTACAAAAAAGGTATTTATATATATGGAACACCTGGTAGTGGTAAAACCGAGTTTATAGTAAAATTATTAAAAGGATTAGATTATGATATAGTGAAATATGATGCAGGAGATGTTAGAAATAAGTCATTAATAGATACAATAACAAGTAATAATGTATCAAATAGGAATGTATTGGACATGTTTACAAAAAAGGTAAGAAAAATAGCAATAGTTATGGATGAGATAGATGGTATGAATAATGGAGATAAGGGTGGAATAACGGCATTAATAAAATTGATACGTCAAAAGAAAACGAAAAAACAAAGATTAGAAAACAAGTGTACAAATCCAATAATATGTATAGGAAATTATTACATAGATAAAAAAATAAAGGAATTAATGAAAGTCTGTAATGTATTTGAATTAAAAACCCCAACAAATAATCAAATAAATACAATATTAAAAAGTATCATCCCAAATTATGAAGAAATAACAAAAGAACATATAAGTGATATATTAATGTATATTCAAGGTGATATGCGTAAACTGCGATTTGTGTATAATTCAGTAGAAAAACAACCGGATATATTGAAAAATGGAAATTTATTGGAATTATTTCGTACAAAATTATATGATGAAGATTCAAAAAAAATAACGCACACATTATTAACTCGTAAATGTGATTTTAATGAGCATGAACATTTTATGAATGAAACAGATAGAACCATAGTGGCATTATTGTGGCATGAAAATGTCGTAGATATTTTATCAAAATTCAACATAGAGATAACATATCCATTATATTATAAAATTTTGCAAAATATTTGTATAGCGGATTATATAGATAGAATAACATTTCAAAAGCAGATTTGGCAGTTTAATGAAATGAGTTCATTAATAAAGACTTTTTCAAACAATAAATTATTTCATGATGCTATAGACATGAATAATGTACAATATACGAATGAAATAAGATTTACAAAGGTATTAACAAAATATTCAACAGAATATAATAATATGTTGTTTGTCTACAATCTAACTCAAAATTTGGATATGGATAAAAAAGATGTAATTTCTTTGTTTCAAGAATTACGATTATATTATGGTCATGATTTTTGTAAAAGTGTAGAAGAGTTGAATACGATAGAACGTATATTTGAATCATATAATTTATCAAAATTAGATATAAAGCGAATCTATCGGTATTTAGACCGTACAGTAAAGAAAGATGCATTAATTACGATAGAAGATATAGAAGATGATTTTGATTAGAACAATTTACATAAAAATAGTTTTATGTAAATAAATTAAGAATTGGTATCATTTTGTTTTACATTCTTGAAGATTTAAAACACCGTTGTGATTATATCACTATTAATTACGGCTCGTGCTTCCTTCATATTTACATAACGTATATATAATATACTTTGATTAGACCAACGATTAGTAATATAGTCGGGTATCATATGATATTCATAATATAAACACAAACATGGCTGTTTATTGAAACAAAACATAAAACCGAACCCTCTATTATTAGGATATATATCAGTATCTTTCATAATCTGTATTTTCCGTTCGATAATAGGTTGAATTGCGTTATATCTTTGGTCGTGTTTATGGATTATATTTACATATTTATGATAATCAATACTATTCTTTATTTTATATTTATATTTGATCCGTCCATCATACTCAAATATTATATTTTTTAATTCATATGGAAGTTTTTCCATATTATGTAAATTATTCATAACGATACTATATATAATAATAATTATTTATATAATTTTTATTATAATTGTGTCAAAAAAACGGCGTTTTAAATCTTCAAGATTTTAATTCTAAAATAGTTTTTTCCATAACTAAAACAGTATTTTGTAATTTATTGTATGCGCTATCTAACTCGGTATTTTTACGTAAAAGTTCATTATTATCTTCTTGTAATTTTTTGATTAGTGTAACAACTTGTATATTATTTAATGGTATAGGTGGTTTATCACCATCTTGTTGTAGTTTAATGGGTTCAAATTGAGTTTGAATTTCATTATTTTTGGTAACTAATTCAGCATTATTTTCTTGTAATTTCTTAATAAGATTAACAACTTGTAAATTATTTAATTGTATAGGTGGTTTTCCATCACCTTGCTGAATAACAATAGGTCCATTTTCTTTTTGTTTCTGTATTTCTTTCTCAATGAGTTCAGCTCTTTCCTTTTTGATTTTTTCAATTTGTATAAGAACATCGGGTTTCATTGCGGGTAGACCGGGTTCATATTTTTCTAGTAATTCATCAATATCTTTCATAAAAAACTGTTTAACATTTTCTTCGTGTGGTTTTCTAATGAACGTATCAACGGTTTTAGTAGATTCTTTAAAAAAATCAGGGTGTGAAGTTTTAAACATTTCTCTTTTATCAAAAGTATTATGGTCATGTGAAAATACCAATATAGTTTTTAAAGGGTCAAGTTGAACAAAGGGAACAGTATAGTCCTTTAAAAAAGCTTTTTCTTCAGCTAATGCTGCATCATCATTATATTTGGTATCTTCTAATAATTTTGTTTTAAATGCAAATGTACCAGCAGTAGCATGATTAGGTCCATAAGGACCACATTGCATCATTTTATCCATAGATTTGTAATAAACATATATTTCGCTACCACCTGCACATAAAGCTTTTTCATCACTCATTAACTTTTCAACAGAATGTGAAACTCTTTCTGGTGGATAATAATCATCATCATCCATATAAACAATAATAGAGCCTTTCACATGTTTATGCATGTAATTTCGTTTAGCACCGAGTGCAAGTTTATTATCAATTTCAAAATATCTAATTTGTGGAATATTAGAAGTTTCAATGAGATCTTTAATTTTATCGGTGCCATCATCAACAATAATCCATTCCATTCTATGTTGTGGATAATCTTGATTTTTAAAACATTCAAACATAGTTTTTATGAAAGGTCTTCTATTAAATGTGGGTGTACATATAGAAACAAATGGAAGTTCCTTTTCTACATTGTTAGTATTAGTAGATTGTGTTGAATTTGGTCTAGTCTTTGATTTTGCCTTTTTCTTTGCCATAGTAGACTATTTATATGTATTTTTTTATATATATAAATAGTTAATTCATTTATGATTTTTCTAATTTATTTGAATTATTGTCAGTATTTTTAGAAAAACTATAATCTTTATTAACATCAAATTCTTCTTGGAATCCATGATCATCCATTTTATCATCGTATGAATCATCATTTTCATTTTTTATATATTTTCGTAATTGAATAAAAAGTTGTATGAAAATAGAAATGGTAATACAAACGATAAGAAAGATTAAAATTTCTTTATTATTCATTTGACTAGATAAATTAGTAATCATAGTGAATGTAGTATATACAAAAATTAAAAAATATGCAATAGTAAGAATATTCTTTTTAATAAATTCCATAATTTTAAATAAGAATCTTAATATAAAATAAAACATATTCCATAAACTACCTGTATTACACATATCTTTATTTTCAAATTGTGCAGTATTAGTTTTAATGTGGTCATCCATATCTCCCATATTTGTAGTAAACCCGTATATAAATCTTCCAAATAATGAGTATATAATTAAATATAACCCACATATAATTGCACCCATAGGTACACTAATAGTAATAGTAATAAAGAAGCGAATTAACCAAACAATAAATGTGCCAATAGGGTTTAGCATGCCACTTACAAATGAAAACATAATATTTGTATCAGCTTCCATATCACCAACAAATGAAAATGTAAATGCAGACACAAAGAATAATATAAGTACAATAGCAAACATAATATTAATTAATTTATTCCCGTTAGCATTGGTTAACAAATCAATAAAGAAATTTTTAAATGATACAGCAAAATTTTTAATACAATAAAAGCCAATAAGATATATTAATATAAATTTAGAATCACCATTTAACAAATGTTTTGTTAATCCTGGAAATGAAAAGAAATTGTCATTATTGATTAGGAATCCATCTAATTTTTCTGGAAACCAAATAGCAAATTCAAACAAATATAAAATCATTTTTTTTAAACCAGGAACTGAAGAATAACTATTACTTTTATTAGATTGTTTTAAAAGTTCAAATCTAGAAAATTTAGGTATATAAATATCATTATCTGGTGCATAAAACATTAAAAAGTACCAGTTATAAACAACCCATAAACTGAGAGCAGCAGTTTCAATTAATACAATAGAATTCCTAACTAATGCAATATCATCTGTAATAGTTTTATTCATTGAATTCATTCTTTGAATCTTCTGTTTTTTTTTATATTTGTTGTAGTTTTTATCATCAGTCATAGATTCAATATTTGATTTAATAGTTTCACCAGTTGTTTTTAAAGAATCTTTAGTATTTTCAATATTTGATTCAATAGTTTCACCAGCTGTTTTTAAAGAATCTTTAGTATTTTCAATATTTGATTCAATAGTTTCACCAGCTGTTTTTAAAGCATCTTTAGTATTTTCAATATTAGTATTAACACCTTGTTCAATATTTTGTAAAGTATTTTCAATATTATCCAAAATATCAATATCTTTATAAATAATTTCAGATTTTTCCGTAATAGTATTAACAACCTTATCACATTCTTGTGTAATAATATTCAATATATCAGTAATTCTTGGTGGTAATTCAATATTTGTTAAGGTGTTTTTAATCCTAGAAGTTTTTTCAACAATATTACTAACAGAATCAATAGTATCATCTGCTATATCATCAACACTATTATTAATCTTATTAATAATATTACCACTATCATTTGTTATGTTGTTCGCAAAATCCATAATTTCGCCGACGAATTCATTCGCATTTTTACCTACAGTTTCTAGTAAATATTCATTGATTTTATTAAATTCACTTAATGTTTTATTTTGTGAAAGGCCTTTTACGATACCAGTAGCAATATCAGTATTGATTTTGTTAACTTTTGCATAGGAATCATTAATAGCTTTTATAATTTTCATTCTAATATTATGTGTTTTACTTTTTGGTTCTTTAACATTATCATGTCCTTCATATTCATGGTCTTCAAAGGTTTCAACCGAGTTGTCATGTTTTCCTAACAAATTTTTAATTTTATCAAACAAACTGTCAAATATATTACTATTTTCAGTTTTTTCATCTTCATTTATAGTATTATTTTCATGATTTTCAATATTAGAAATATTATCAAGAGTATTAAAACCTTCCATTTTTTTATAATTTTTTTTTATTTTGTTCTTTTTAATCTTCTTCATTTTATGAATCATATTTGCAGTTTGAAAATCGTCTATATTATCATCACCAATACTACTAAATGATGTTTTAGTTTTATTTTTGTCATTATTATCATTATTTTCAGTATCTTTATTTTTAACCATGTTACTTGACGATATATATACTAATAATTATATATATTGTGTTATTATATTTTCATTCAAAAAACTCAATAGAGACTTTATCTAGAATATAACATACTACAATTTCCACCAATAAAAGATAAAATGTTAAAGCGTTCTTCATATAGAGTTAAATTATAATTGTATTCAAACAATCTCCAATTAGATTTTCTAACGCCAATTGTTTCGCCAGTATCTGGGTCACATACAACTTCAACTTTAGAATTTTCAAGGTCAATTGTAGGGGAATATGTATTAATTTCTAGTTCAATAGATTTAAATTTACTTAAATTAATAGCACCTGAAGGTTGATATTCAAACGGGTTTGTATTTAAACAAAAATTATAACAATACATACCATCTTTAGCAGCGCCTTGTGTACGAGTATATTTTTCAACATAATCATATACGCCTCTTGTCATTAAATTTTCTCTATATTCACCATTTAATAAAATACCCAATGTTTCTAAAATTTCTTTACGATTTTCATTATGATATACACCTGTTATAGCAATACCACTATTTATATTATCAGTGATACCAGGATGAATTCCAATACCATACTGAAAATCATTTTCCATACCAACTAGTGGTTCCATTGGTGCTAATCTAATATTAATAGGTAACCTATCATATGGCCAATTTGTATAATTGCTCCATTCATTACGAAGATTAACATCATTACGTTGCATATACCACATCCAATTAGCAACCATTCCATTAGAATTAATTTTTACTCTTTTAGAACCAGTAATATTTTCATATTTATGTTCAAATACATCTTTAATTAAATAAACATGATCTTCTGCTGCAAATACTTGTGTTTCTTCTTTAGATAAGAAGCAGTAAGTAGATAATAGATGAACGTCTGCATTCCACGTAAGAAATTTATTAGCATAATCATCAGGTGCAATATATCCAGTTGGTGGTGTTTGTAAGAATCGGTACATTTGAAACCGATTTTCATTAAAATCCGGTTGAATATATGGATAATTATATTCAATATCAAAAACATCTCTAACTTGGAATAATTCTTGAATAGGACGCATAGTAACCGAAATGACTAATTCATTGTATTGAAGTGCAACAAGAGGAAAGGCACAAGTACTATTTAAAGTAAACCATGTATTAATGGGTATATATAAATTACGACCTCTAATAGAAGGTTCTGCGCCAGTTATTTCTGGTGTGAATGAAGCAGATGGATATGTATTATTACGGTCATATGCCGTTGCTGGGTTATTTAATTCAGTAATATTTCCGGTCATTTTATTAAATAAATCCTTTTTTTCTGTAGAAAAATCACGATCAACCATTGCTGCCATATATTCACCTGTATATCGCTGTAGCAACATAGAACCACACGTAATATTTACTTCTTTAATCATATGGGTACCAATATTTTTAATCCATTTATATTCATATGGTGCCCATTTTTGGCCGGTTTCATCACATGGTGGGAATATAGGGCTCCATATATCGGGTAAAGTAAGTACAATATAAGTATCCATTAATAAATCAGCATATCTAGGAATTTTAAAAGTAAATGTGGATGGTTCTGTTGCGCGTAGATCACGCAAACCATCATAATCAATACGAAATTTTTGTAATCCAAAATTACTATATTTTGCATAAGTTGCTTTAAAGAAGGTTTTACATGGGTTTCCAGTTAAAAAAACATTATTAGAACCAACTGATATTATATTTAGTAATCCACCTGCCATAATTAATTATATATTATATTTTTATTATATTTGTTAATATATAGATATTATAATATGTTAACTAATAAATTCCAATTGACATTTTTAATAATAGCAATAGTATTAATTTGTTATATTTTATATAAATTGAAATACAAACGACATGTTATTATAACTGATTTTGATAAAAATGTATCAGAAGGATTTACTGTAGATAATAATGCAAAAAAAGAATTTGAAAAATTAGCATCTAAATACAATAATTTTAGTAATGTTCAAAGTATTCAAGATAAATTTACCAATATGCCTTTACATGAGTATTGTATTAAATCGTCCTATAATTCTGCATCTAGTGGTAATTATATGAGTACTGATATGATACAACATGTACTAAAGCGTGGATGTCGTTTTTTAGATTTTGAAGTGTTTTATATGAAAGAAAACAATAAATTTATGCCAAGAGTAGGTATATCAAGTGATAAGAATTTCATAATATTAGACAGTAAAAATAGTATATCCTTAAACGAAGCATTAGAAGTAATAGCTAGTCATGGTTTTTCACAAACAGCACCTAATAGTAATGACCCATTATTTATAAATTTACGTATAAAATCGCGAGATACCAATGTATATAAAGCTGTTGCTAAATCAATTGACGGTAATTTAAAATCTGTAGCATATAGTGGGAATATATCAAAAGACACTAAACTCAGTGATATTATGAGAAAAGTAGTTATTGTAATAGATAAAACAATACAACGTGATTACACAGATTATGCAAGTTGTGGTACAACTGCAGACTGTTATGATATTGCGAATTATACAAATTTAGAAAGTGGTAGCGAATATTTAAACTTGTATCATTATACTGATTTATTGAATCATATAAACACACCAGTATTAATGAAAGATGATAATATACGTACAACTGCCGAAAATATGAAGATGGTTATCCCCGATAGAATCCCAAATACATCAAATCCAGCGATAGAAGAATATATTCTAAGACACGGTTGTCAAAATATATTCATGAATTATTCAAGAGTTGATACAAATTTAAATAAGTATGAAGATTTTTTTAATGATGTAAATGGTGGTATAGTTCCATTATCGGTTGCTGTACCTTATTTCCTTAAAGATAAGTAATTTAGCTAATATTAATATATAATTATTTCTAATTAAATATTATAACAAATGGGTAAAAATATTACAAAAAAGAATGACAACCATATAACAAATAAACGCCCAAATAAAAATAAATTTAATAATCAAATATGTGATAATAATATGACATTTGAAGAATGTGAATTAACAATATTAAGACAGGCTGTAGATGAAACCGAGAATATACAAGGACAGAAAAAAGTAAATAGTAAAGATATTCAAGAAATGTTAGAAATAGTTGAAAATTTTATTATAAATAAAAAGCTTATTTGTTATGGTGGAACTGCTATAAATAATATTTTACCCAAATATGCACAATTTTATAAACGTGATATTGAAATCCCTGATTATGATTTTTTCTCATCAAACGCTTTAGACGATGCGAAAGAATTAGCAGATATATATGAGAAAGCCGGTTATACCGAAGTAGAGGCCAAATCGGGTGTCCATTATGGTACATTCAAAGTATTTGTTAATTTTATACCCATAGCAGATATTACCCATTTACATAAAGATATTTATGAATCTATAACAAAAGATTCTATCCAAATTGCTGGTATAAAATATGCTCCACCAGATTTTTTACGTATGTCAATGTATTTAGAATTATCTAGACCATCGGGTGATGTTTCTCGTTGGGAAAAAGTAATGAAACGATTGGCAATAATGAATAAATATCATCCTATGAAAATAAACAATGATTGTAACACTATAGATTTTTCAAAAAAAATAGATATAACTATGGCAGAAGAAGAAAAATTACATTTAACGTTACGTGATATATTCATAGACAATGGGTCCGTGTTTTTTGGTGGATATTCTACCCATTTGTATTCCAAACATATGGGTGAATCCAAACAGAAATTAGTAAATAAAATACCGGATTTTGATATTATAACAGAAGATATAGAAAAATGTGCTTTAATTGTCAAAGAACATTTACAGCGTGATAAATATAAGAATATTAAAATAATAAACCATGAAGCGATCGGTGAAATAATACCAAAACATATAGAAATAAAGGTAGGAAAATATAGTATGGCATTTATTTATGAGCCAATTGCTTGTCATAGTTATAATGAAATATCTGTTGATTCAAAAACTGTAAAGGTTGCAACTATTGATACTATACTTGCATTTTATTTGAGCTTTTTATATGCAAATATGCCACATTATAATAAAGATAGATTATTATGTATTGCTATGTTTTTATTCCAAACCGAACAACAAAATAGATTAGAACAAAAGGGTATATTAAAACGTTTTAGTATAAATTGTTATGGTAAACAAACAACATTAGAAGATATTCGTTCTATAAAATCTGATAAATTTAAAGAATTCAAGGATTCTGGTATATCAAAAGATAGTAAAGAATATAAAATGTGGTTTTTTAAATATAATCCTACAGATAAAATTGAAAAACCAATTATTGTTAAAAAGAAAACTAATAAAACCCGTAAAAATAAACAAAAATCACCAAAAGAGCATCCAATATTAGCATTACTACCAAAATAAGATGTAGTTGTACAAATTACACCGACCGGAAAGAAAAATGAGAGAACATTATCATATTAATATATTATTAATATATTATTAATATGATAATATAGTAATGGGAACACGAAGAAATTATAGAAAATCAACAAAATCCAATAAAAGATTTAGTAAAACTCGTTCAAAAATACAGACAGGTAGTGGGGCCAAGTGTTCAAGATCAGCCGATGTGATGAGAGGTGATAGTGTGGAAATAGGTATGAGGCTCTTGGAAGCAAGTTCGTGTGGAAATACTATACTGGTACAAAATATACTGTCGTGTAGAGAGGATGTTAATGTGGAAACGAGGGATGTTAATGGCAGGACGGCTCTCTGGATGGCAGGTTGGGATGGACACACAGAAATCGTGTCAATGCTACTGAAGAATGGAGCTGATGCGAATACGAGGGATAGTAGTGGCAGGACGGCTCTCTGGACGGCAAGTGCGAATGGACACACAGAAATCGTGTCAATGCTACTGGAGAAGGGAGCTGATGCGAATACGACGGATGATAGTGTTCAGGATGGCAGGACGGCTCTCTGGATGGCAAGTGCGAATGGACACACAGAAATCGTGTCAATGCTACTGAAGAATGGAGCTGATAGGAAAACTGATGATGGTACTGGCAGGACGGCTCTCATGATGGCAATGCCAGAACACCGTGATATTGTGTCATTATTAGCCGGACAAGAAATAAAACAGGCAGATGACAAAGGTAGTCTTAGTGTTATTCAAGATGCTACACGAAAAGGTAAGGTATATACTAAGAATGATAATGCTAAGAACTTTGCATCTCCTGCACAGCGTAAATTCTTTAATTTTGATGAGAATACTGGACCAACTCTGGGACCATATCTCGTTACCAACCCTAAAAACGAATGGTTCGACCGAAAAACTTTACGCACCAACAAGAAAAACGGTGGTAAAAAAACGAAAAAACGAAAAACGAGAAAGTCCAACAGAAAAAATATAAAAACACGTTCAAAAAAACAAAGAGGTAGTGGAGCCGCATGTTCAAGACAAGAAACACAAGAAACACAAGAAGACCCAAATAGTATTCACGACTATCTTCAAGGTGCAGTTGAAGAGGAAATTCCAAAATTAGTGAAAGAATATTTAGTAAAAGGTGCAAATCCAAATATATTGATTCTAGATGATGATGAACTAGTTCCAGCTATTATATATGCGGCAAGGCATATCAAACATTCCGCTATAATCATGAAATACTTACTGCAATACGGTGCAAGTGTAGAACCAGGCCCTGATACTGATACAACACCATTAATTGAAGCGGCTGAATATGGTAATTATAATGCAGTATATTACCTGCTGAGTAAAAAGCTAGACGAGTACCTGCTGAATACTGGTAAAGGTGTCGTCGATATAAATGCTACAAATGGACGTGGTATCACTGCTATTGTGTATGCCGCGATGAATGAAGACATTCGCATGATTAACCTTATGCTTAATAGAAGAAAAGGCGAAATAGATTTTAATTATACTCTGGAGGGCTTGGATGAGGGTCCTCAAAATGTGATTGATGATGACGATACAAGTACAGATGTAGCAAGAATATTAAAAAAATATGCAATTGAACAACAACTGCCATGTCATAAGATAAAACAAGAAGAACGATTACAACTAAGTCATGTTATGAAGAAGAAAAGAATGCCTCCCGATTTGACATACAAAATAATGAGAGATCATTTCGGTGGAAAAGGGCGAAGAAAAACGCGGTCAACACGACAGAAGGGGGGTGATAATGTGAATGCGAAGGATGCGAATGGTTCTACGGCTCTCATTAGGGCAAGTTGGGTTGGAGACACAAAAATCGTGGCAATGCTACTTGAGAAGGGAGCTGATGTAAATGCGAAGGATGCGAAGGGTTCTACGGCTCTTATGAAGGCAAGTTTGTATGGAGAGACAGAAATCGTGCGAATGCTAATGGAGAAGGGAGCTGATGTGAATGCGAAGGATAATAATCGCTCTACGGCTCTCATGAAGGCAACTTTGCACAGACACACAGAAATCGTGCGAATGCTATTGGAGAAGGGAGCTGATGTAAATGTGAAGACTGGTTATGGCTCTACGGCTCTGGTTCTGGCAAGTTGGGATGGAAACACAGAAATCGTGCGAATGCTATTGGAGAATGGAGCTGATGTAAATGCGAAGGATGCGGATGGCTCTACGGCTCTCATTAAGGCAAGTTGGGATGGACACACAGAAATCGTGCGAATGCTATTGGAGAATGGAGCTGATGTAAATGCGAAGGATGCGGATGGCTCTACGGCTCTCATTAAGGCAAGTTTGAATGGACACACCAAAGTCGTGTCAATGCTATTGGAGAAGGGAGCTGATGTGAATGCGAAGAATAACGCTGGCAATACGGCTTTCTTTTTGGCAAATAGACGTTTTTTGGAAAATAGACCTGAATACACAGAAATTGTCAAATTATTAACACAATATATTGTCGCACACACTATTCCACCACACTTGGAAAAGGCGGAACAAAAAATAAGATTAGGTAAACATTTGGATGGGGTTTGTGGAACATCTAATAAAGGACCTGATGGGAAACTACCTATTGATATCAAACGTTATATTGAGGGAACAACTGGAACTCTAAGTAAGAGTTGGCTTGGTGGAAAAATAAAAACGAGAAAATCAAAGAAATCCAAAAAATAGATTACTATATTATTTTAAATAGGATAATATAGTAAATGGGAACACAAAAAATCAAAGAAATCCAATAAAATATCATAATATCAACAATATTTGTTATAATTCACTAATAAATGTTGTAAACTTGTATACAAAATAATATAAACTACCAAACAATGAACTTTTTAACATTAGCCCGGCCATATTGAAATTCCCGTCTTCGTTATACAATGATAGAAATGCAAATCTTTTAAAAATCGTTGTATTTATGATTGGTAATTGAAAAAAGAAGAATAAAATAGCTATAAATAAAGGTGTTTGAAAATCATTAAATATATAATCCCAATGGTTTTGTTGTCGTTTTCGTTGTTCATATTCTTTCAAGTTTTGTTCAGTCATATCATAATGGTCTTTTACATAATCATTTTCTGTGTCTGCTTTGGGTATATAATTTGCACGCGTTTCTTCATCATTGGAATATTGAAGCGTATTTTGTGGAATATCCCGCGATGGTAATCTTTGTTGTTGCATATTTTGTAATTGTTCCATTTGTTCTTGATTTACCATTTGTATATTTTCATTCGGCATAGATTGTTGCATATGCATATCTGGCTGGTGTGTTGGTGCATCCATTATAGGATTTTGTGCTGAAATACCGTAAGGATTAGGATGTACATTAATAGGTCTATAATTTGTTTCTACGCCATCATCTATTTTGTTTTGTTTTGAATTTGAAATACTAACACTAGTCGGGGGGATATTACTCGCATAAGAATTCGTATTTTGACGAGCATTTGTATCCATTGGTAAATCTGCAATACGAGTTATATTTTCCATGAACTATACAATATTAATTATACCAAATATTGTATAGTTTAACGAATTTTACTAAAGATATTTTTACATATCTTCGGTTTCGGTGCTCATTAAATCTACTTGTTTTTTTGTTGTATCACATTTATCAGTATTGGCTGAATATTTGTAACATTTATCACCGTGTTTATATATTTTACCTTCTAAATCACTAATTATTGGTCCATTAAACCGTAAACACGATTTATCTGTACATATTTTACGAAATAACGTAGCTAATCCTAAACCTAAAATTATTGATAGAATTATACGCCCTAAATCAGTGTAAAGTAATCTTTTGAAATTCATAGTATATATTATACATGTGAAAATATATACTATTGTTGCACAGGTACTTTGGATATCTCATTTGCATCCTGTGGACATTCAACCTCTTCTTGTTTAAATGAAAAGCATGTTCCAGTCTTATCTTTATATTGTAATATACTAACATTTTCAGGTGTTGGATATACATATATAGTTCTTAAATCTGGCATTGAAATATATACACAGAATAATCCTATCACTAAACTTAATAAAAAATAACGAACATCAATAAATTTAAATAATCCCATTATTGGTATATTATAAAGTGACATTTTTCTTTTATGTCTTCTTCTTCTTCTTCTTTTTCTTCTTCTTATTCTCCCCATCATTTTTATTATTTTGGTCATCTTCCTCCATCATTTTAACTAAATCTGGATGTGTAAATGAACGCTCTTGTCCATCTTCACCATCTAACTTAAATACTAAATGATTAGGATTATCGGTTTCAGTCAAAGAATATTGTTGCTGTAATGCTATTTGTTCTCTACGGCGTTGTTTCATCTGCTCTAGCTCTGCTATCTTCTCTTGTTTTACTTTTTCACGACGAATATCTGCTCTGTTCATCATTTTTTTCTTATTGTCTTCTTTTTTCATCATACGGTCTAACTTACCTTGATCTAACTTCACATTTTTACCTAATCCCATACTCTTTGTCATACTTTGGAACATTTCTTTGAAATTTTCAGTACCACCCATCTCTTTCATTTTATTCATCATATCACCAGCTTCTTTCATTATTTCATCCTTTGATATTGAACCGTCTTTCATTTTTTTATCTAATTTACCAGTTACAGTTTTCATTAATTTAGAAATTTTTGCTGGATTTTGCATTAACTTCTTTAACACATCTTGTGGATTTTCAACATTATCTATATCTTCACCTAATTCAGTTTTAAAATCTTCTGCGATTTCTTCTGCCATTTCTTTGGCTAATGCACCGATCTTACCATCTAATAATGATTGTAAATTTCCAAATAAACCTTCCATATTTGGCATTCCTTCCATATTTGGCATTCCTTCCATATTTGGCATATCATTAAACATATTTCTAAATTCTTCACTATTTGGCATACCATTATCACTCGTAGCGTTTTCATTTGTTTTATTACCGGCTTCATCATTTGTTCCTTCATCACTTACATTCATTTTTTCAAAAAAACCAGTGATATTTGACATAGTTTCCTTTATTTTTTCTTGTAAATCGTTTTCATCAATACCTTCAAACATATTTGCTGTTTCACCAAAATTATCCTTGTCATCTAATGTACCAACCACTGTAAATAATATTAACTGTAAATATTTCCAAATAACCTTTTTACTTGTTTCACTCAAGCCTTCACTGTTAAAAATCAAACGAAAACTCATATTTGGGAAGAAATAAACATCTTCCCCACTATCTTCTTTAAAAATATCTTCATTTTGATATAAAATATCAAAAAAACGAACAGGATAAATCTTACAACTAAACTTATATAATGTTTCTAATTCATCATCCGTGGTATCTTCATTTCCCCATTTATGCCACATGTGGGAATACTCAGGAAATGTTGTTGATAAATCACGTGTAAAATCTGCTATCAACGACCGAAAATTTGATGGGATACTTTTTTCTTGTGTAGACATTTTATATTATATCAGTATTGTTATTTATATACTTTTTACCTATCTATACTTTATTTAATCATCATATAATCTTATTGTATTAACTGTATTTCTTGTACCTGGTGTACTATAACAGGAATATTCATTATCAGTTGTACCAAATGATATATTATCATTTGAATCATTTGAATCATTTGAATCATTTGAATCATCATTTATATCAAACATCGGTTGGAAAATATTTCTTGATCTATGTAATATTGGTCTTGGTATTTGATTATCTATATTCATATCATTATTTGATAGTGATATATGATTAGATGGTGTATATCCAGATTGACTACCTTGTGCCATATATCTTCCATTTATATACATAGACTTATTTGTACCTATGTTCCAATAAGTAATATACAAATCATTTTTTAATTGTTTCAACATATTATCTTCTAATAGATCATTATCACAAATATATTTTACTAATATAGCAAATAAATCTTTTATTTCTTCTTGGATTTTAATATTTTCAGCATTTCCTTTTATTGTATGTGCATTATATAATATTTCTAGCACACGTTGACGAAAAGCAAAATTTGTTATTGTATTATCAAGAACTATTTCATTGTTATTATTTATTAAATCTGGTAATTTATATATTGTTTCTTCTATTTTTGTATGATTTACCATATCTTCATTTGTAATTTCTGCGTCTGCTGTTAAATATGCAGTTATATTTAAAATATCATCCGTTTTTACATGATAACATTTTGTCATTTCACTAATTAATACATTCTCATATATTTCGGTTTTCCATTCATTCGTTTTCCAATCATATATATAACCATTTTCCATTGATATATTAATATTTTTTAAACATGGATATAATACTTTATGCAAAGATTCACCGTAAACAATAGATGATTTCTCTATTTTATCAATAAAATGATACTCACTATTTTTTAAATTACTTAATTTACTCAATAATCTAGCATTATGGTCATGACCGAAACCTATATTTATTGAGATATAGTCTTCTGATACACAATTAACTAATTCATTTGTATTTAAACAACCAGCAGTTGGTTCACCGTCTGTCATAAATATATGCACACATTCACTATTACTATTTTGTAATTTATATTCATGTATACATTTATTCGCTGTTTGTAAAGCATTTTCAATGTTTGTTACAAAATTTGCATCTATTGTATCTATTTTTTCAGTTATATCTTTTACATTGTCTTTTGTTATGATTATTGGTTCTATCAATATTTCGGTTTTAATATTAAATGTATTTATTTGAATAGTAACATTTATATCGTATAATGATAAGTATTTCATTATACTTTTTAATGTTTGGATTGCATATTCCATTTTTGTTTTATTATTTGAAGCATAATCACTCATTGAACCAGTTGTATCTACCGTAAATAAAATAAATATAGGACTTTTTACAATTTCTACTTTATCTAATTCTATATTTAATACACCAAATCGCTCTTCTTCATTATCTAATAATTTAAATGGATAATCACTATTATCATTTATCTCTATGTAAGAATTTTTAATATGCATTATATTTTGTATATTAAAATATTTTTATGTTATTTTATAATTACATTAATGATTAAAACGCCCGCGTGCATCTCGCACATTACGAAACATATTTTGTCCCGTAATCACATTTACTGGACTATGTGCTCTAGATATACGTGAATATATTTGCGGGTCTACATTGGGTTGAGATGCTAATTCAATTGCACCAATTGTATCTGCATTATTATTTAATAATATATCTACTATTGCATAATGATTATGTTGTATTGCAATCATTAATGGTGTTTCATTATAATCATTCGTTTCATTTATATCACGATTATTATCTATTTCAGATTGAAGAAGAAATTCATTTCCGTCAACTGCTGCTCTAAATAATGAGTTTTCGTTTGAGTTACTAATACGCACCCAACCTTCGGTTCCTTCATTCCACCTAAATCCGGCTTCTATCTTATGTTGTTCTTCACGTATTACAGATAAACGTTTTACTTCGTATAATGGTATTTCATATTGCATACTTATTATATTTAACATTCTTTCCAACGCATCATCAAATGATATATTATTATTTAATTGTATTTCTCTTTTTGCATTTTCAAATGCTAAATCTAATGCAATTTCAATAGGTAATGGTGTACTTGTACGAGAACCACCTCGTTGTTTTTTACCTTTATTTTTACTTTTATTATTACATTTTTTACTTTTATTACTTTTATTATTACATTTTTTACTTTTATTACTTTTATTATTACTTTTATTATTACATTTTTTACTTTTACTTTTATTATTAGATTTCATATAATATATAATTACATATTTAACTAATTATAAATATGTAAAAAATTGAGTAAAATATATACGTTAGTTTACAATAACCAATATATCAACTAATAAATCAAAATTTATAGTGATGATTTTTAATATTTATATCCCACGTATGCTAGGTAGTGTTACAACCAAAACTGTTTATGATACTTTTAATAACCTAAATATAGGTTATGTAACAGATTTAAACATGTTTCGTAGAGTCAATGAAAATCATTATCCCTATTATTTCGCTTTTATAGAATTAGAATTGTATAATACAAATGAATCTGTACGTTTAATTGATAAATTAGAGAATAATCACGGAAGTACAAAACTAACATATGATGAAGAGGCTGGACAATATTGGGAAGTTAAAAAATATATTCCTAGAGAACAAAGACAACCAGTTACAAAACCTATAAATAATGGTACAACCAATTATAAACAGATTTATTATCCTATGTGTAATACTGCAACAAACCAACAAGATAATATTTGGTATTGTGATAAATCAATCCTGAATAATATTATGTCATATTTTACTCCAACTAATACATCTTTTACGAAAGAAGATATGTTGGATATAATTAATGATTATAATGAAATAGAAAAAGAAATATTCAATTATCAATCGGGTTTAACATACGATCTGTAGATTAATAACAAAATAAAAATAAAAATAAAAATAAAAATATATATTAGAACATGATTTTAACGAAAAACCAATATTATATACTGCGTGTTGGAAATTTTGGAACAAACGCCAATACAAAGTTATATTATTGTTTTTTCACTATTGTATTATGTATTGAAGAATACATTGCGTATAATACTACGGATTGTTATAAAATTATGATAAATTCTACAATAATATGGTCTATAATTGAATTTTGTTTACATAATAGTAAAACTAGAATAATAAAACCTATGAATTTACAGGTTATTAATAGAAAAATAGAACTACCCATGTGTGTTGGTATTTTTTTACAAGGTTTTCAAGAAGGTGGATGCATTACAACTATTGGATTATATTTTGGTGATAGAATACATATTTTTAAATATTATGTATTTTTACATTTAATGATTCTTTTTATAATTTGGAATGTTTGGAATAGAGAATTAAGCCATAAAATATCTTCAAAACGTTTAGTAAACAGCAATAGTTCATTGATATTAATGGGTACTATTACTACATATGATATTGTAAAATTATATCAAAATCCACAACACATACAACGTGCATTAAATATGTTTTGTATAATGGTTTATGTTTCCTCATTCTGGACGTGTATTGCATGGTACAGAGGATTTCGTAAAGTAAATGTATATGAATATCAACAACCATTATTGATTCATTCTAATGAAAATAAATACATTAAAAAAAACAATAGGTATAATACCTTTTTTGTTTTATTTTATGATGTTATATTTGAAATTGGAATGGCTTATTTATTCTTTTTTTGTTATTATATACCGGATGAATTTAATGTTCAACAAAGTAATTAGTCAATTAATATCCGGATATGTTTTATTGTACCATTTTTCTATCCTCCAATTATTATATACATTTTCAATCGCAGTTTCTTGTCCCATTGTAAAACCACCATATTCTTGATAGTTATCTTGTATTCCTTCAAATGTAGTAGCATCAAATGTATATTTTGTTTCAGACCATTCTAAAATACGGCTTAGCATTCGTTCGTAGTCCTCATTGGTAAAAACCATATTGATTTATTTTATTAGTTATTATTTAATAAAACAATAAAAAGAACTCAATTTTTTACATTGTGTATTTTTAGCCATATAATTATATGTTGATATTTTATACATAAATATGTCTACTAATAATAATTACATTTTTCATAATGAAAAATTAAAAAATAATTTCAAAAATATTATATCTATTAAACATAAAATATGTATCACAAAAAATAATGTCACCACTAAATTAACAGAGCTGAAAAAATTACATGGTGATATGATTAAAGATAATAATAAACAAATTTTTTTATTCTGTTTAGATTCATTCTTTTATCAATATAAAATTTTTTTTATGGAATTTGAACATATTAAAAAATTACGAGCAATTTTAAACAATAGAATGTATTGTGACTATTATAAATTACATAATATTATAATTAAGTTTTGTAAGGAACATATACAAGATGAAACATTAGATATTCCAACATTTCCTGTATATAAAGACTTGGAACCATTTCAAGAATATAGAATTGAAGATATTATTTCATTACATGATAGTATTTTAACATTAATTAATATATTACATAATGAAACTACCAGAAAGGAAGATGCCATTCTACATTATAATGAAACACATAAGGTCGGTTTTTCAATCTCTAATTTTTTAAATACATTAACACATGAAAATCGTATTTTACAAGAACAAATTTCACTATTTGTTAATTATATTTCATTTTTTCATATTTCACAAAAAAAACAATTGAAAAAACTACATAGTCGTATTGATGAATTTTATAATGAGGTTGATGAAAATATTAATATTAATTATACATATTCTATTAATGATATTGAAGATGCAGAAACTGATTTAGAGTTATTGAATGAAAATGCGAATGAACTTATGGATAATATTGAAAATATGAATATGAATATGAATGAAAATTCTAATAGTTTAAAAAAGTCACCAATACAACAAATAGGTAATAATGATGTAATATTTGATGATACAATAGAATTAAAAGAATTTAAATCTATTAATAATTCATAATAAATCATATTTTTTGTATATTTACATAAATTATGATTTTAGGTTGTATGTAAAAAATTTTTTATAATTATATTATATCAATACAGAAAATATATTATGACAAATGATATAATAGATAATATACCATCACCAACTAATATAGATGATGCTGATAATACAACTATTGATACACATAAAGATAATACTAACAGAGATATGAATGATATTTCTCATAAAAAAAAAATTACATGGTCACAAGAAAATGAACTTATCATGGTTGAGTGGTGTGACGTTGCACAGTGTTATAAATGGTTAAATAGCCGTTCACACGCAAATTATTCTAATTTACATGCATGGTTTACAATTCCCGCTATTATTTTTTCAACTATCAGTGGTACAGCATCTTTCGCGCAAGATAGTTTACCGGAATCAGCACGTGCATTCGCGCCAGCTATTATTGGTAGTATTAATATTTTTATTGGCATACTAACTACAATTCAACAATACCTAAAAATTTCGGAATTAAATGAAGCTCATCGTGTATCTGCTATTTCATGGGATAAACTATCCAGAAATATTAGAATTGAACTAGCCAAACTACCAGCAGAAAGAAGCGATGCTGGTGTTTTTTTAAAACATAGTAGAAGCGAATTTGATAGATTAATGGAAACTAGTCCTGATATTAATGAGAAAATTATTTTGGAATTTAAAAATAAATTTTCAGGAAAAGACGGTACTGAAAAGAGACGCCACTACGACCAACTAAAAAAACCTGATATTTGTGACACTATTATTAGTGCTAACGAAACGCGACATAAATGGTATTTGGAAGATGATGCACCGATTACTAACCCGAGTGACGCTGCTATAAAACAACAAAATATATTAATACAGAAACAACAACATCAAATACAAGAACGTGAAAATGAATTGAGACAGAAAAATGTAATGGAATCCAAAAATGTTCGTATACAAATTGAAAATCAAAAAAATAAACAAGAACAATTACTTGAACGTGAAAAATATGTTAGTGAACGTCTAGAACATATTAATTTATATGTCAAAAATTTTATTGAAATTTATGAGAGAAAACCATTACGTGATGAAATTATGGATAATTTATCATCAGTATCCGAACCTGATATTTTAGAAATCTTTTTCTCAACTTATCAAACGAACGATAATGTATAATTTTACATAATAATTTTACATAATAAACTTATTTATTATGTAACTTATAGTTCAATAAATGTTTCTATTGAATATGTACCATATAACTTATGATTATTTTCATTAAAGGTAAATACTTCATTATCTTCTAATTCCATTTCTATGTTTTCTTTTCTTTTATTTGTATTATCATCATTACCACTTTCATCTATTTCATTGTCACTACTTGTTCCCTCACTTGTATCACTACTACTTTCATCCATATCATCGTCACTACTTGTTCCCTCACTTGTATCACTACTACTTTCATCCATATCATCGTCACTACTTGTTCCCTCACTTGTATCGCTGCTACTTTCATCCATTTCATCATCATTACTTGTTCCCTCACTTGTATCGCTGCTACTTTCATCCATTTCATCATCACTACTGGTTCCCTCACTTGTACCACTGCTACTTTCATCAATTTCATCATCACTACTTGTTCCCTCACTTGTACCACTGCTACTTTCATCCATTTCATTATCACTACTTGTTCCCTCGCTTGTATCATCATTTTCAACATCCATGTTCTCTGTTTTGGGTGATTCTTCCTTATTATCATCATTTTCAACATCCATGTTCTCTGTTTTGGGTGATTCTTCCTTATTATCATCATTTTCAACATCCA